ACACTGCAAACCACGTATACAGCAAACGGGTCTTTCCCTGCACCGGATTCAGGTGTTACACAGATTGAAGTTCAGGCTCTTGGAGCCGGCGGCGGCGGTGGCGCGGGACCTGCCGCTAGCGGGGAAGGATACGCCGGATACGGGGGTGCTTATGTTGACGCTTTTTTCTCGCCATCGAATCTGGCATATCCGGTAGCGATTGTTATAGGAGTCGGAGGAGTCGGAGCTACTGGACCAACCTGGAGTTCCACAGGCACAGCAGGTACTGACACAACGTTCGGAACGTATATAACAGCCCAAGGTGGTAGCCACTATAATGCAGCCCTTGCCACATATGCCGTTACGAACGCTTCTTCGTATACTGGCGAAGATGGTGGCTACCAAGAGACGGGTGGTAGCAGTGGTGATACGACGCATGCAGGCGCAGGCGGTGGATCAACACAGGGAACTGGTCTTCCGCCGCAAACAGTGCGAGGAGGAATATGTTCTTCTGGACCCGGTGGCACCGGTGGTAACGCCCCTGGCCCATATGGCAACGGCGGGAACGGTACCGGTTACGGCTCTGGCGGCGGCGGTGGCACAGGAAGCCCGACATTTAACGGCACCGGTGGCAACGGTGCCGGCGGATGGATGCAGATCACGCAGACCTACGGATCGCCGGCTGATTCATATAATGTATACCACAATGGAGTTCTAATAGGGAACACGACTTCTACATCATTCGATGACCCGAATCCTCCCACGGGTGCTGTGACGTATAAAGTAGTCGCAGTCTTGGGTGGAGTGGAGCAAACGAATGGCTCTCAGCAGATCATCGTGAATGTGAGCCCGGTCTTGATTAATATTGGTGGAAAATTCGTGCAATCTGCTGTATACAAAGCCGTAGAACTCGCTCAAGTCGGGGACATCAAGCCCCGCATCTGGCCGCCGAAGAAGAACAACACGGTGCAGGCATGAGTACGTACAGCGCTGTTTTCACGCAAGCTCCGGAAGAGAAGCGCCGGTACATTTTGGATTACACGCTCACCCTCTCGGCTGGCGAGACGGTGACCAGTATTTCGTCGCCAATCAACATCACGCAGACCTTCGGGACCAACCCTCCCGTGGCGGCGTTCCAGATCACCAGCGTTGTAGTCGGCCCGGGTGGTCTTCAGGTTGTGTTCTACGCGAATGGCGGAGACGATGGGGATGAGTTCGAGGTTCAGTTCCTTGCCAATACGAGCGCTGGCCAGATCATCGAAGACGTAGTCAAGTTCACTATCGAGTCCGATCTATGAGCAGCATCATACTTTTCAATGACAACGCATCGTCGTTGCTGGCCTCTGCGATTGGCACTGGAGATACGAGCCTCACTGTCACGCCGGGTGAAGGTCAGTTGTTCTCCAACCCAGGCGCGGGGCAGGTCGCATACGGCACGCTCGAAGACGTGAACGGCAACATCGAGATCGTCCAGATCACGAGTCGCACTGTTGATGCTTTTGTGATCGTGCGCGGGCAGGACAATACGACTCCGCTGCCGTTCGCCTCCGGGACCCGATTCGAGCAGCGCCTCACCGCTGGGATGCTCCAGGCACTCCTCCAGAAGAACGGCGGCGACACCCTCAGCGGCACGACGAATGTCACCGGGGTACTCCAGCTTGGTGCCGGCGGATCTATCCAGGGCGGTGAGTACGCTGGTGGCTACGTCCGGTCGCAGCCCGGCGATACCAGCAACCAGATCCATGTCCCCATCGGCTCCGCGGCGACGGCTGCCGGCAGCCCCATCCTCACGACGGCGAATCTCCTCAACAATCTGCCCAGTGGTGTAGGTGTCGCGCTCACAGGCATGATCGTTATTTGGAGCGGCGCAAGCTCCTCCGTGCCGGCCGGCTGGGTCATCTGCGATGGCAATAACGGTACTCCCGACTTGCGCGACCAGTTCGTGCTCGGCGCTGGCGGTGCTCTCCCTACTGCTGGGGGATCGAGCAGCACCACCACCGGGTCCACGTCTCTCGGTTCCCTGTCCGTGGGCAATACGGCGCTGACGATCGACCAGATCCCGTCGCATAGTCACCGGTGGTGGTCGAGCGGTTTGACCTACAGCTCGAACGGTCAGCCCGCGGTGCTCGGCATCCAAAATGGTGCCGGGTCCTACCACACCAACCTCAGCGAACTCGGCGGCGGTCAGTCCGCCGTGGATTTCATCGAGACGACCGGCGGCAGCGGGGGTCCTGGCTCCAACACGGCTGCCAATCCGCACTCGCATTCGCTCAGTGGGACAACTGCTCACGCGCATTCGTATACTCTCCCGCCGTATCGCGCGTTGTTCTACATCATGAAGACGTAAGGATTGCTACCATGGCTCAGACCACCGCAATCCGGGCGCCAACCAACGATACCGAAAACCATACTATTATTTTACGGCAGCTCAAGGAAGCGGCCGAAGTCGGACGTCGTATCCGCGGGAACCCCCTGGATAGCTTTGCTCAAGTAGGCGAATTGGTGAACGCCGGCATTGTTCGATTGGTGAATAACCAGCTCGTTGCCCCCAGCCCGTCCAGTCTCCCCGCATCTGCTGTTCCTAGCACGCGCAAAGTGAGTACCGCTGGATCGCTTACTGGCGGCGGTGCTCTCGCTACCGACTTAACGTTGCAGTTGGTGAATGACACTGCAGCGCCGGGTAATAGCATGGTGTACGGCACGAATGCAAGCGGTGTTAAAGGATGGTACGCGTCGAGCGGTGGAGGAGGAGGATCAAGCACTCTCGCTGGTTTATCCGACGTATCTATCAGCAGCCCGTCGAATGGGCAAGTGCTTACCTACAACTCTTCCACTTCAAAATGGGATAACGCCAATAGCGGCACTACTGTAGCTACCCCCGGCACTATCTCCGATTTAGTTTTCTGGTGGGAGAGTGACAATATTCTGGCGACTACGGGCCAGGGCATTTACGCCTTTCAGGACCGAACTCCATGGTATGGAGTAGGCGCTCCGTGCGGAACTGCGGGTATGGCGCTGGCAAACTCGTCTGGTTTGAACGGTCTTCCGACTGTGAATTTTGGCACCGGCGGTGCATGGTACACGATCCCAGGAAGCGCGGTTCTAACAGGGGTCACAATTTTTTCGGTATTCAACACGTCGGCTCCAGCAGGACCGGTGTCTATCATTGGCTCAACCGGCGGTAGTGGTATCGTTTTCCGCATATGGTCCAATCACATGAACGTGCTGGTGGACTTGGTCGGAGGCGGCGGTTCGTCTAGTGCGACGGTGTCCGCGAACACATGGTACCAAGGCAATGTAACGTATGTCCCGAGCACTGGGGTGTATGCTTTCCGCCAAGGTCGTGCCGCCGCGGGCAGCGGAACGGGTCCCACTGCTAGTGCAACTGCGACGATGAACAGGATCGGATCTGGCGCCTCGGGAGAGAATTTTCAGGGGCAGCTCGCGGCCGTGATAGTCTACAATCGTGTTCTCACCACGACTGAGATCACGAACGTGGAAAACTACCTGAATGCAAAGTGGGGCGTCTGATGGCTACGCTCAAGATCGAGAACTTCACTGGCATCGCGCCGCGCTGGTCGAACCGCCTCCTGGCGAACTCGGCAGCGGTGACGGCTGCCAATGCGAAGCTGCTCTCCGGCGAGCTGCGTGGCTTGCGCGAAACTCAGTTGCTCTACAACTTCGGGAACGTGAGCCCCGAGATCGCCCGCGCGTACCGGCTGCCGGCCACCGTAGGCGCTCCGCTGCCGATCAGCGGCTCGGATTACTGGGTCGGCTTCACTGATCCGCAGGTGGACTTCGTTCGCACACCGGTGTTGGAGGATAGCTTTGAGCGCTATTACTGGACCAGTGATTCTACCCGCCTCGGTGGGGTTCCTCAGTACAACACTCGCGCCCGTATCCAGGGCGGTTCTGGCAGCTTCGTCCTCGGCATCCCTGCTCCTACAGTCGCCCCAACGGTCGTACCGCCTGCTGGCACTGATGTTGAGAGGGCATACGTATACACTTTTGTCAGTGCATACGGCGAGGAAGGAGCGCCAAGTCCGCCTACGACTGCTACAGGAACGAGTGGGAGCTGGGCCATCAGCGGAATCCAAACTACTGTCCCTAGCCAGTCCAACTATAACTTGGCCACGACGCGGATCTACCGCACTGTGGCCGGCACGACTGCGACCGAGTATTACTGGGTAGCTGACATCGCCTTCGGAACCGCGACCTACACGGACAACGCCGTCGATGCCACGGTGGCGCTGAACTACACCATGCAGTCTCTGACCTGGGACCCGCCGCCGCAAACGCTCAAAGGTCTTGTGGCGCACCCGGGCGGCTTCCTGATCGGATTCACCGGTCGCGATCTTTACATGTCGGTGCCGTACCAGCCGCACGCGTGGCCCGTGCAGAACATTCAGACGTGCCAAACGGAGATCGTCGGTGTCAGCATCTACAACAACGTCATTATCGTTGCCACTACCAGCCATCCGTACTGGGCAGACGGTATGTCGCCGGACGCTGTCACACTGGAGAAAATCGAGTCTATCGATCCATGTGTCAGTCGCCGCGGTATGGCCACGACAATCGATGGGGTTTACTACCCCAGCCCGCAGGGTATTGTTCTTGCGACCGGAGGGCAAACACAACTCGTCACTCGATGGCTTTTCACTCGCGAGGAGTGGCAGCTTTATTTTTCGCCCACCACGGTGAATGCTGTTCCTTACGGGGTTCAGTACATTGCGTTTGATTCGACAGCCACGGGCTTCATCTACACTCCCCAGGATTACGACACTGCACCTGAGACGAGCCCCTACGCGCAGTACATGAGCACAATGTCGCTGACGACGTTGGATCGCTTCACGGACGTCCAGACCGTTCAGATCGACCAGTACAGCGGCGACGTCTACATTGTGCAGGGCAATCAGGTGCGACTGTGGGACCCGCCCACTTCGACGCCGTACACCTACACGTGGACGAGCAAGGAGTTCGATCTTCCGAAGCCGGTCAACTTCGGCGCCATGCGCGTGAAGTTTCAGGGCTCGCCAATCAAGATCCCGGTACAGTTCCTGGCTGACTACACGACATATAATACGTACCGTTATGCGCTTGGCCCTGTCGCGCATACGCCTCCTGTTCTCGGAGCGCCAGGAACTAGCACAACCGGTGGCACGTTGGCGGCCAACACATACTACTACGTGGTCGAGGCGATTTTGAGCAACGGGGTGTCGGTGCGCTCGAATGAAGTTTCGATTACAACGACCGGTTCTACTTCCAGCAATACGCTCAATTGGACAGCGTATTCCAACGCCATCGGCTACTACGTTTTCCGCGGCACCAGCGCGAAGGGTGAGAATGTCTATTACGCCCCGGGTAATGTTACATCATACATTGATACCGGCGCTGCGGCTACGAATGGAACACCGATGGGCAATCTCGGGCAGCTCGCGCCCATCAATAGCCGACCGATCAACGGCGCCCGCAAGCTCACCGTGACGCAAAGCCCGCTGGACCCGCAAAACCGTGCTGCAATCAACGGCAGTACCCTGTATCCTGTAGGAGCCCTGGAGAACCCAGGCGGTGGCGTGCAGGTGAATGTCTACGCTCGTGACGAGGCCCAGGATTGGAACCTCGTGTTCAACTGGTCCGTCAAGGACGAGAAGATCAAGCGCCTTCCGTCGGGCTTCAAGTCGGATGGTTGGCAGATCCAACTCATCGGCAACGTGCCGGTGTATTCCGTTGTCCTGGCAGAAACAGGCGAAGAACTCGCCAAGGTATAATAACAATGAAACTCAAGGCCCTGTCAGCAGAGACGCGCTCCAAGTTGCAGCGCGACGTTGCTGAGATTCGTCGGCAAGTCACTCCGGTGCAGCCTTCGGCTGCCTCGAAGACCACCACGGAACGGAGGGTGTCATGGCTTCGCCGTCCCTTCTCGCACGCCTAGATGCGCAGTACGCGCGCTTCCGCGGCTCGTGGTGGTTCGTCGGGATCTTCCTGGCCTACACCGGGATATGGTTCGTCCTGCGTCACGTCTACCATATCGACCCGAACCTCGATGAGCTGAATACTCAGTATTCCATCGAGGCGACTTTGGCCGGTGCTATGATTTCGATGGAGCTGAACAAAGCAGAACAGGCACGGCGAGTTGCCGCGAAGCGCCATGAAGAACTCCTCCAGTACATCGCCGACGTGGCAGAAGCTATTCTGGAGGCAACTGGTGTTGATTCGGAGGATACGGAATGAGCTTCTTTACCGACGTGGCGTTCCCTTGGGTGATCGGGATCGAGAAGGGATTCCAGAAAGACCCGAAGGACCCGGGCAACTGGACCGGCGGAGCTGAAGGCGTCGGCGATCTGAAGGGCACCAAGTATGGTGTCAGCGCTCGCGCGTACCCGAATCTCGACATCGAGAACCTGACGCTCGAAGACGCGCAGGCCATTGCGAAGCGCGACTACTGGGACAAGTTCTACGGAGATCACTTGCCGCCTGGAGTAGCACTTTGCGTGTTTGACATGGGATACAACTCCGGTGTACATGAGGGCGTGAAGATCCTTCAGCGCTGCTTGGATGTCCAGGAAGACGGTGTTATGGGGCCGATTACGCTTCGGCTCGCCGAAGTGAAAGATCCGTCCTGGCTCATCAAAACCTACTACATGGAGCGGATGATGGCGTATCGCCAGATGAAGGAATGGGCGCACGATGGTAACGGGTGGGCTGCACGCGCCCAGGAAACTCGCGACAAAGCTCTGGCGGTATGAACAAGCTCGACATTCGTGACTGGTTCGTGATGATCCTGGCCGGGTTGCTCTGGGGGATTGCTACTTTCTTCCTTTTCAGGCATCCTACTGAGGCCAACTTCGCCACGTGGGCGACGCTCAGCGGCACGATGTTGGGTGCATATCATTGGATGGTCATACGCGACCAGAAGGTGCCAGATGCTTGCGCTTCTCAGTAAGCTGGTCCCGATCCGAGACTGGGTCTACTTCGGCGTCTTTGTGGCGCTGATTGCCGGCTTCGCCTACTACACGCATCACGAGCGCGTCATCGGCGAACAGAAGATCGAGGCCCTTGACTCCAAACTTGCAGCGGCCCAGGCCGCGCACGTCCAGAAGGTGGAATCCGATGCGAATGTCGATGTTGGCAAGGCTGTTGCCCAGTACAGCGCTGCTGTTTCTGTCCCTCTGCTTCCTGCTCCTGTGCTCGTGTGCCACGCCGCCCCGAGCGGTTCCGGCGCAGTGCGTAGTGATGCCTCCGCCGCCGGCTCAGGCGATGGCGCTCCCGGCGTACCAGCAGAGAGTACGGTCCCATTTGACCCCGCCCCAGCGGTGATTGAAGACGGCCGAGATGCTGATGCGCAGGTGACGCTGCTACAGGCGTACATCCGGGCATGTCAAAAAGCCGGTGCGTGCAGGTGAGGCGATGCCCAGCGTCAGCGGAAAGCAGCATCGATTCTTCGGCTTCCTGAAGTCCCATCCGGAGGCGGCCAAGGCTCGTGGCGTCAGCATGGGCGTCGTGAGCGAGTTTTTGGACGCCGACCGCGGCCGGCATTTCGGACCGCCCGCGCTGCCTCAGCGCAAGCCTGCCTTCATGCGACCGAGGCATGGATAGAATTATCGCCGATGGCCCGCGCATCCAGGCGTGGCTGCACGAGCAGTCCGGGCTGCCGCTGAAGGGGGACTTCCACGGCGTAGCCCGCGAAGTGGACGGGGAGATCGTATCAGCGTTTGGCTATGATAATTTCACGGATGGCGGCTGCGCCCTGCACGTCTCTACGATTCGGCCTCTGACCAGGACCCTGCTGTGGTGGGCGTTCCATATCCCGTTCGAGCAGTGGGGCTTCCGCTTCCTTATGGGGTGTGTCTCTGCCAAGAACTTGAAATCCTTGAACCTCGCGACTAAGCTGGGGTTCACGGAAGTGGGCCGCATCCCGGGTGAGGTCCACTTCTTCGCCCTACAAAGACAAGACTGTCGGTGGATACAGCATGAGCAGCGGCGGCGGATCAGTCCCCAAGGCCCCCGATCTTAGCGGCAACATCAACAACGCCAACCAGACCTTTGGTACGGCGACGAGCAGTGCTGCTCAGACGATGAACACTGCCCAGGCGCTGAACAAACAGGCGCAGAGCAATCTCGGCAACGTCGTTAACCAGTCGAACTCGATGGCTCAGAAGATTGGCGACACGGCCAATCAGAACCTCAGCACTTACGGCTCGACCTTCAGCCCGCTTCAGAAGACCGAGGCGCAGGCTGCGCAGAACTACGGCTCGACCGCCAACATCCAACGCTTGCAGGGTCAGGCAGTGGCCGACCAGGGCGCTGCGTCGGCGGCAGCCCGCGCCAACTCCGCGCACGCTCTGGCTGCCGAAGGTGTCGATCCGGCGTCAATTCATGGCGCTGCGCTCGACCGTCAAGCGGCTGTCGCTGGCGCTGCGAACGCGGCGAGCGCCGGTACGCAGGCGTCGATCAATGCGCAGAACGAGGCTTTCAACCGCGAGAACGCGGCCAATCAGCTAGGCTTGCAGGTGGGCAATGCCGGTACGGCTGGTGCCGAGACCGCTGCGCAGACGGGTATCGCTGGGCAGGAGGCCGAGAACTCGACCAACGCGGGCAACGTCAACAACCTGACGGCATCCAACACGTTCCTGAACACCGGCATCAACGCCAACAACAGCGGTGAAAAGGCCGCCAACGACCAGTTCGGCGATCAGATGCAGGCGTATCAGGCGCAGCAGGCCGCCAGCTCCAGCGCGATGTCGTCGATCGGCAGCATCGCCGGTGCGGCCATGATGTTCATGGAGCGCGGTGGTGTTGTGCCGCACGGCCCGCGTGGTATCCCCGTGGCTCGCGGCGTGCATGACTACGCCGCTGGTGGCTCGGTGACGTCGAAGGGCGCGTTCACTCGCAGCCCGATCCCCGGCTCGACCGACACAAAGCCGGCGCTCCTCACCCCCGGAGAGTTCGTCATCCCGAAGGATGTCGTAGACTATCTGGGTCAGGAGCACTTCCATAAGCTCATCGACAAGACCCGTGTCCAGTCCAATACTCGCCGGGCGATCCCGGTTCAACACTCTCCTCATGTGAGCATGCACTGAAATGGCCAATCTGAATGCAATCCTCGGAGGCGTCGCCGCCGCAGCTCCCGGCGCTGCTCAAGGTATTCAGGCCCTACAAGCGAAGTACGGCACTGCTGGACAGGCTGCTGCGGATGGCGTCAAAGCCGATCAGGCTGTGAACCAGCAGTTGGGTGTAACTGCGATGTCGCCCGCGCAGCTCGACGCTGGGCAGACTGGCGCGATTCAGGGCGCTGGCGCTGGTACGGATGCGAACGCCGCTGCGACTATGCAGCAGCATCCAATGGCGCAGGCAAACCATCCGTTCTGGAACGTGCTGTCGAATCTCACCGGCGGTGGGGGCGCGGCGCCCGCGGCTCCGGCCGGCGGAGCAATCCCGGCCATGGAAAACGGCGGTGTCGTGCGCGAGAACTATGGCAAGCCGGTTCGCGCGCCCGGCTTCGAGGGTGACGGTCGCGGGGTCATCCCGTCGTTCACGCAGGCCCCCGGACTCCAGAGCGGCGGCGTGATGCGTGAGACCCCCACCCAGGTCGGCGCAGGACGCGATATGACGGGCATTGGCGCGGGGGTCATCCCAGCATCGACCGAAGGCCAGATCCTTACCATGGCCGGCGGCGGTGCCGTGCCGGACGGTTTCGTGCCGAACAGCGAGAGCGTCCAGGCGCCGATGACTGGCGGCCCGGCCGGGTTCGTCTCGGGATTCGCTGAGGGCCAGAACATTGGCCACAACATCGAATCTGCGATCCTTCAGCGCCGCGCCCGCGAGGCGAATGCCGAGGGCGCCGATGCCGCAATGATGGACCCTTCACAGATTTCTGGTCAGGATCAGTCGCAGCAAGCTCAGCAGCCGTCCATGCTCGACAAGGCGCGCGATGCCGTAGAGGGCTTCTTCCAGCACCTTCATGAGCACACGCTTGGGGAGAACGGCAAGCCGAACGGCCCCGCTGCGCTCCCGACGACCACCCAGACCCCTGACAATATGGCGCCTCCGGATACGGCTGCTGCGACGAAGGCGGCCACGGTGGCCGGTCAGCAGACCGCGCAGCAGGCCGCTGCTTCTGGCGCCCCGCCCGCGCAAGCTCAGCAGGTAGCTCAGCAGGCCGGACAGAAGGCGGCCGGCGTCACGGCAATGGCCGTTGGTCAGCAGCAGGCTCAGCAGGACGCTGCATCCGGCGGCCCGCAGCCCATCCAACCGCACAGCCAGACGACCGACTACTGGGAAGAGTCGAACCAGCGCATAGCGAAGGCGGTGCATGCCGCTGCGATGGCCGGCGAAGATCCGTCGCAAGTTTTCCAGGCGCTCAACGCCATGCGGACGGCTCACTACCAGGGGCAGATCACTCGGTATCTGAGCGGTGCCTATACGTCGCTGATGAACGGCGACGAGAAGGGTGTACAGACTGCCCTCAAGAACGTGAACTACTACTTGCCGAACGGGCAGGACATCGCATTCCGGAAGGCGACCGCTGCCGACGTGAAGGCGGGGCTCGCCGCGGAGCCCGGCGCGCTGATGTTCCGCAACCCCATGGCGTCGCTGACCGGTCCCAACGGTGGCGGCCCGGAGTGGCAGGAAGTCACCGCGCAGCATCTTCAGCTTCTCGGACAGGCTGCGCTCAATCCGCAGACCGTACAGCAGACCATCCTCTCGACGTACAGCGCCGAGGCTGCTGCGCAGGCGAAGCTCGCCGCCGCGAGGGGCACGGAGCTTACCGGCGAGGGTCGGTACGAGTGGGGTCTCGGAATGCGTACCAAGGCGCAGGCCGACGCGCAGCTCGTGCCGGTGCGCAAATATCTGTCCTTCGCTCTTGGCAAGAAGGCCGAGGCGGAGGCGAACTGGTTCAACGACCGTGCTGCCACGACCCGCGGGATGATGGGTCCGAAGGTCACGTTCCCTGCGCTTCAGACCGCGCAGCAGAACGCAATCAAGGCCGTGGACAGCCAGATCCAAGGCGCGGAGATGCCGCAGCCTGCGATGGTTGCTGGCCCGAACGGCACTATGATGCCCAACCCCAACGCCGGGAAGTCTCTGCACGACCCTGGCACCGTGGGCTCTCTGTTCAAGGGTCTGTCCAATGACCAGCGAGTTGCCACCGAAAGGTTGGCTGCTACATTCGCTGGTGCCAATGTCGGAGTCATGAACTCGGTTGAGGCTGCCGAGCTGGCCGCGCGTGTTGTACGCATGCAGGGTGCGCGCGTGATGCCGACGCACATTGACCCGGCGACGCACAAGCCGGCGAACGACATCATCTTCGACCCGAAGCAGAACACCGTTCACGTCTGGGTAGGCAACGGCTGGCAGAATGCGTATATTCAGCCGAACGTCTCTGAGGCAGCGATCAGCAGTGACCAGATGCCCAGTACGTCGGACGGCGCGACCGCGTTCGCTCTTGGTGGGGGCGGCGGCAGCGAGCCGGGCGAAGCCTCACCAATGAACGGACAGTGATCCATGCCTGACCTTTCGGTCCCGCTCCCCGCACCGCTTCCGGGTCCCGGAGCCGCGCCTGACGCGCCCCTTGGCGACATCTCCGCGGCGAAGGCCGACGCGTTGTCGTCGCTCAAGCAATCGATGCCCGGCTACACGCCGCTGGCGGATGGCGCGCGTCAGACGCAGGTTACCGGCGGGGGAGGCGGCAGCATGGAGGTCATGCCCAACTCCGCGCCTGACCCGACTGCCGACCAGATCAAGGGTGCCGGCGCGCAGATCCCGGGCATCCCTGCGGCTCCGCCACCGCCGAAGCAGGCGGTCACGGATGCTGCTCCAGAAGACAACACTCACTATGGGATGTCGTCGTTCCTGCATTTCATACGAGACGCGACGGTTGGTCCGACGGCGGAAGCACGTCAGCAGTCTGAGCGGGAGATCAAGGACGCCGTCCCGCGCGGCGCGCTCCAACTTTGGAAGTTGTTCAACTCGGCCGCAGCCGGCGGTATCTTCCTTGGTGAGAAGGCGTTTGGCTCGAAGCAACACTACGAAGACGCGCAGTTCAATTACATCAAGAACCACATCCAGCCAGCGATAGACAATTGGACCCCGAAGCGTGGTATGACCGGCGACCAGAACGCAGCGGCCCCTGTTGCGTCTGCTGTTGGTGGTGCGCTCGAATTTGCACCTAGCATGGTCATGGGCGGCGGCGCTGGTACTGCTCTCTCTACCCTGCAAGCTATTGCTGGCGGAAATACGTCTGCGCAGGATGACATCGACGCCGACAAGAATGTCACGCAATCGATTGCTGATGGAACGATAGATACTGTCGCCACAATGCTCATGGCGAAAGGATTCTCCCCGTCCAAGTTCATGCTGCGTCGCGTTATCCGCGGTGCCAAAGTTGGCGCCCTGGTGCAGCTCGGGTCCAACATAGCAAAGGTGATTGTTGGCCACACTTTTGGAGGTAACAAGAATGCCCCCACAGCACAAGATTTTCTCAAGGACATCCCAGAGTCGGCAATCCTCGGCGGTCTCTTCGGCGTCAAGCGGCACGCGGCCGAGCATTCGGAAGGAAAAGCCAAACCAGGGAGTGAACGTGTTGAGAGCACTGAGGGAGCGGGCGCCCCTCCGCCGAGTCCTGCCGCCGTCGCAGCAGCCTCTGCCGACACCGCCAGCTCGGTCAACCCACCCGGCGAGGTCAAACTCCCGGGCGAGCCAGCCGGCGTCATCCCCGGCCCCAAGTCCGCCGTCCCTGACCAGCCCAGCCCCGAGCCGCTGAAGGACATCAAGGCGCAGTTCAAGGACATGAACGATAAGTCAACTCCTCGGACCGGGGTGTTGGTTACGCCTGAGACCGGCAAACACCTGGAGAGCCTGGGCGACAAGACGCTTGCGCAGGCGAAGGCGCAGGGGCGTACTGTCGATTTCCCACAAGGGACGTTGGTGTTGAAAACCAAGGGTGATGTCATCAAGGTCAAACAGAGGATGAAAGCCGGTGAAGACCCGCAGGCCATCATTGGTTCCGTTACCGGCGCTGGGTCTGGAAAGTCCCCAGACGCGACCGCCGTGGTGCAGGGCCGGGACGCCACGGGCGCCGTGGCATCTGAGACCACTGTCCACCCAAATGACGTTCCTCTGGCCGTTGCCAAGATGCAGGACCAGGGCAAGACCCCCGTTGTCACGACGCCAGAAGAGGCCGTGGCTCGTCGGGTAGCAGAGCGTTCCCAAGAAGCAGCGCAGCCGGCGCCCGCGGAGCCCGTAGCGAAAACCGAGGCTATGCCCGAGCACGAGAGCGACGAGACGCCGGCCGCGCCTGCCCCGCGCATGGGTCTGTTCAAGCCGGAGAAGGGCGATGAAGTTGCCGTCCATATTGAGGATGGGGCACCCCCCGGAAAGGTCCGCGTTCGCCCCATCGATGCGAGCACTGGCGAAGCGTCGGATCGCACTATTGACGTCCCGGCGGAGCGAGTGCGACAATCCCAACCCCCGGCCCCTGAGCAAGCTACCGCGACTCTGAATCGCGAGGAAGCCGCCAAGCCGGTGAGTGAGGTTCCGCCTGAGAAGCTGGCGACTGCTCCTGGAGAGCAGCCAAAAGTGACTGACACTTCCGGGCGGGATTCTCGTGCCCACGAGCACAGCGTCCGCCGCCGCAAGGTTGTTGCCCGCGCGCACGTCCAGGACAAAGCTGTTGCTGCCGCTCACCACGTAGCGGTTCACTCCGTCGAGGCCGGGCTGGTCCAAGAACAGAACCAGGACGACGCCTACACCAAGGCGCTCCGTGACGCACTCGCGTTCCACATGGAACAGGAGCAGGTGCAGCCGGGCTATGCGCACGCTGGCAAGCTGAGTGAGCGACAGGACAATGCTGTTGCATTCGCCAAGGTTCTGCGCACAGCCGCGAAAGCCAAGCAGGGCAAGATGGATGATCGCATCGTCAACCGCGCCAACAAGGCTGCGGCTGCGACCATTAAGCAACTCGGCAGGAAGTCGGCTGAGCAGACGCAGGCAGGTCAGGGAACGAGCCACACGCGCGTCGATGCGCTCAACGACGAGATGCACCGATCGGCGCGGGAGCTGCTGGGGACAGCCACCGAAGCGGACAAAGAGCCGGCCATGGAGCCCAAGGCGGCTGAACTCAATCGCCGGATAACTCGGGAGAAAACCGGCGTCGCGGGATCGGCCAGGAAACCGGCCAAAGAGGTCCGCGTCGCCAAGAAGACCGGCATGCCCCCGGCTGAAAAGCTCCGCACGCAGAAGCTCGTCAACGACTACATCGCGTCGGACTTCGATGAGCACCCGAAGGCGCACCAAGCGCTGCTCCAACATCTTCACGAGCTGGCCGACAAGTACGATGACTTCCCGCGGGATCAGATCGACCAGTACATGCGGTTCCTTTCTGAGCAGCGCGACGAGCAGCAGGGCGAGCACACCGGCCGCATGTCCGACACGATCGAGCCCGAGAGCCACGAGTTCGAGCAGCCCGAGGAGGGTTTCTCGCGCACGTCTCGACCGCTGATCGACGAGGCACCGGGCGGTAAAGTCCGCACGAAGATCGCTCGCAATAGGCTCAAGGAGGAGTGGAAGGCGCTGGGCGACGCGCTGCTCAACAACCACTTCTTCGCTCACATGGATAAGTTCCGCGACACGGGTGAGCCGCTGGGCACGCACTTCCTACTCCAGCATTTCATTGAGCATGCGACGCAGTCTCCGACGGTGAAGGCCATCCTGTCAGCCGTCCGCGCCCGCGTCCCCGACGCGCCTGTGTACAACCGCAGCGCCCTGGTGAACCCGAAGATCGGGGATACCACCAGGGTGCCATCTGGGGCTGTTGGCATCGCGAGCTTCGCGCACAACGTACCAAGCGTGCAGATCAACTTCGACTCCAACCGCTGGAAGCCGGCGTTCCTGGCGCGGGCGTTGGTACACGAGGCCATCCACACTGGCACCGTCAATGAGCTGGCAGCCAACCCCAACGGTGAGCTGGCGACTCGGATGAAAGCCCTCCACAACATCCTGCTCCGTAGGCTGGAGAAGCAGTATGGAGCCGAAGCCATCCGTCAGCATATCTCTTACTGGGACGGCGGCGGACCCAAGCCTGCGACCTACAACCGGGCGTTGTACGGCGCGCACAATCCGCTGGAGATGATGTCGGAGGTTCTGTCGAACCCGGACTTCGTCGATGAGATCAATGCAACAGAAAAGTTCGCGAGCCCAGACGAGAACTTCGATGGCACAAAGCAGACGCTGTTGACCCGGATCTTCAAAGCTATCGGGCATTTCTTCGGCCATAAGGAAGCACCGCTGCTACAGCACATTCTTGACACGACCTACGATGTCATGGATGCGCAGAACGCCCATCGTCCGGATCTTGCTGCCATGCGGCACACTGACATTCACGAGAAGCTGCCGAGCAACACTCGGGCCGCTCTCGGGCTCACGCCGATGGAGAACATCGCGCTCGACCATGTAGCGCGGATGCTCGATGAGGACCCCGAGCCGCTTCGCGGAAACGACCGCGAGATGGCGGAGCTGAGCGCCGGCAGCGGCATGCACACAACGGCCAAGGAGTTTGCCCACACCGTCAAGTCAGGTGTCATCGACGGCCTGCGCAAGTCCATCACCGCGCTCAAGACCGTCAACCAGATTTACCGGGACCACATTCGGGACTTCGGTCACGACACGTCGTCCAACCCGCTGCGCCGTCTCCAGGATGCTGATTCCAAGAAGGAGACCATCATCCATCACTTGCGGGAGATCAGCGATCCTGTCGCTCGCAAATGGGCGCGGCTGTCTCGCGAAGACGATCTCGCTGTGTCGAAGCTCATGATCGACACGACCATGTACAAGCTCGATCCGCGGCTGAAGATCGATGAGCAGTCGCTCGTTGCTCGATCGGCCAAGGGCGCCGAGGCGCGGCTTGCCGAGTTCAAGACTCGCTACGACAAGCTGTCGCCGGAGGCGCGGGAGGTCTACGATGGGGCGACCGACGCGAACCGCAAGCTCGTCCGGGCTCAGCGCCGAGCAGGAGTTGACACTGCTATCGATGCACTGGAGGCTGATCTTTCACCCGCCCAGCGCGGACTCCTCTACGGTGCCAAGAACCCCGCGGCTTACGATGCCATCATCGGGAAGGGGAAGCTCATCGATCTCGGCGATGAAGGCAAGAACGAAAAGCTCAAGTCGTCCCTCCGAGACTTCGCCGGCTTCACAGAGCTGGACGGCCCGTACCATCATCTCGGGCGCCAGGGTGATTTCGTTGTCGCTGCTACACCCGAGGGCACGCGAGAGTTCGATGATCGACCCGCCGCAGAGGAATTTGCCCAGCGAGTTTCCGGCCTATCGCCGCGTTCTCGCGCGAAGGTGGTCGAACGCGGTGGCAAGTTCGCTGTTGATTACCGCGCCGAGTATGTTTCCATGCATCGGACCCAGCGGGAAGCTGAGCGCGTCCGTGACCAGATGGAGGCGGCTGGGCTTGAGGTAGGCCACGTCACCCGCAAGACCATGGGTACAGCGTATGGTGCGCTGACCCACGGCATGCAGGAGTTGGTCACCGAGGCCACGCGCAAGATGACCAAGGGCGTGAAGTCGGACGAGGAGCAGGAAGACGTCAAGGCGCAGGTGAACTCTCTACGATCGGCGTTCCTACAGATCCAAGCAGCCCGCTCAGCGTTCGCCGGCTCTCGCCTCGCTCGTCGCAACATCGGTGGCGTCAAGCCGCTCGACATGCGGCAGAACTTCGCTGAGCACGCGCTCTCCGCGGCGTGGCATACGGCCCAGATGTCCACCGTGTTCGATCACGCAGATGCAATGGCGAAGCTGCGCTCGATGGCGCGCGACCGGCTCGACGAGAACGCCAGTCAGGCGACCATGTACCGGCGCGGCGAAGCCGTGAAGGCGCTCGCCGACCACACGGTCGATGACGTCAACACCATGGGACAGAAGGCTCCCATGAACGCCATGCTCGCGAAGCTCGGGTTCATGGGGTACCTCGCGTCCACGTCTCATGCCGCGATCTGGCTGACACAGAATTTCACGACTGCGATCCCGACCGCCGGCCCACGCTGGGGATATGGGAAGTCGCTGGCGGCGTTCGGTCGAGCGATGGCTGCCGTGGCGAGTCCGGTGGTCCGCGCACACATGCAGGAAGTGCTGAGCAAAGGGGGTGACAGTGAATCCGTCCACCAAGCCCTGCTGGCGGCTATCGCCAAGCACCCCACCCTCGGCCACTGGGCTCAGGGCGATAACTCTCCACTTCGCCAGTTGTTCGATCGCGGCGTCATTTCACACGGCTACGCGGACGAACTCACGAATATGGCGAAGGGGCCGTCGGTGTTGGGCCGAGCAATTCACGGGTACGACCGAACTATCGATCGCATCTTTAGCTGGGCCAGGGTCCTACCTGCGATGGCGTCGAGTTTTAACCGGCTTAGCACAGCACTGGCGGCCCTGGAGCTGACCGGAGGAGACATCCGCAAGACGTCGGACTTCGTGGATGAAACCCACGCTGACTATTCGCAGGCCAACAAGCCGCTGCTGTTCAAGAAGTTCGGCCACATCCCCGGTGGCAACTCGATCACGATGTTCAAGACCTACACGCAGGCGATGATCCACCTGCTATACGGCAACTTGAAGGCCAGCTTCGTGGGAGACAACAAGGCCGAAGCCGCCAAGACATTCGCGGGACTCGTCATCGGCAACGCGCTCTTTGCCGGCGCCGCGTCTGCAATTGGCCTGGAGCCGCTGCGCCTCGCGCTGTATGCCTACCACAAGATTGCGGACAAAGATGGCGACGTGTGGGACTTCCGAAATGCAGTCAACCGGTTCCTGGTAGAGCACTTCGGCAAGACGGTAGGCAACGCGCTCGCAACCGGCCCGATCCCTCGTGCGCTCAACATCGACGTCAGCAAGCGCATGGGGCTGTCGGATCTGTTCTTCCACGATCCGCCGGATCTGCTCAGTGGCGGCCAGGATGCCTGGAAGAACTTCTTCTGGGATGAACTTGGTCCGATGCCACAGCTCCTCGCCAAGAACGTGTCATCGTTCTCGGGCAAGTTCCAGCGCGGCGATCTCGGCGGCGCGTTCGGTTCGATCGTGCCGGTGAAGCAGTGGCAGGACGCGCGACAGGCGCTGGATCTACTCCAGGCCGGTGATACCAATTCGTCCGGCGCATCGCTCACCCAGCCGTCGGGCGCCGACGCGGTCACGCGGTTCCTCGGGTTCACGCCGACGGATGTTGGCGATGAGCGTGAGAAGACGCGGGTGAAGATCGAGTACGCGGACGCCGCGAAAGCAGCCCGCACCGACATCCTCAAGCAGATCACGTCAGCCCGCACAGCCGGCGAACAGGCTGCGGCCTACGGTCGCATGGATCGTTGGAACCGGAACAACCCGACGATGGCGATTGGCGCTCGTGACATTGAACGTCAATACAAGTACCGGGCTTACGATCAGGCGGGCGTCGAGCGCAACGCCAAGGCCCAGGCAGCCACGAGCTACTAGACCGTCTTCAGCTCGGTGCGAATCTCGTCATTGCTGGCGTTCGCCCACTGAGAGTGGTTCCTCCACACCCACGGTCGGAGCTGTGCCATCGACGAGCGAATCTGCTTCAGAGCTTGTGCATCTGGGATTGCCCGGATGATGTACTCACGCACCTGCACGCCGCTGTAGGTCTTGCCAGTCTCGGACTGGAGCATCTGTCGCACGGTCTCTGTCAAGAAGACATCCTTGGCAAATGGGCCGCTCGCATTGTCTGCCCACTCCTTCAGGATCTGAACCTCGAATGCTTGCGAGCGCTGGATCATCCTGCGCTTGGCAGCGGTCAGCGGCGGGGCAGCCTGGGGGTCAAACCCTGAAAGATCCACCTGCGAGAAGTACCACCGAAGTTTCCCTGGCCCGCTGGGCGAAGTGATGAGCGCGTGAATGGCGCGAAAATACGCTGCTTTTTGTCCAAGCGTAGGAAATGATGGAGGGTTGAGGTAATAAACACCCCAACGTCGCTCATCGTCTGACGGGAGGGAGATGGCGTCTTCATAGTTAGATGTCGCTGTTATGAACAACCTGTTAGGAATGTTGAAGGTCTTCATGCCTTTGGGGTGAACTTCCACCATCTTACCTGTGATGAGGTTCTTGAGGGAGTTAGCCGTATCATCGGAGTCCCACTTCCCATTGATATGTACCTCATCGAAATGGACGAAGTGGGTCCCATTGATATAGTCAGAAAATGTGGAACGGAGAACTTTGTTCGAGACGAGCTTGCTAACATGTACTCCGGCAAGGGCGCGCGGAATGTCATACATCACCGTTGTTTTTCCAGTCCCGAACTCTTTGCTGACCATGACAGGCGCCGAAGCGATCTTAACATCAGGGTGCTGTACCAAGTGCCCATAACACCCCATGAGGTATTCTCCGAAAGGGCGATCCTCCTCGCGAGGGAACAGGTACTGCCACCAGAAGTGTTCGATGAGTTTAACTTCAGCGGGCGACATGGGAACGAGCTGTTCCGGCGCAAGATACTGGTTGACGTAGCTGAGGCCGTTCTCCATGTAGACGCTGGGAGCGCCAGGGTGAAACCCGAGGCTGTTGACAGCGTGAACGGTTCCATACCGGCGCATGATGGCAGTCGCATTGATGGGTATCCCATTGGCGTTGAGGGGCATGTAGCGAGTCAACATGTCGTCGATGACACGGCTCGCCATTGGCATCCTGTTGGTGATCGAGTAGAAGATCCCCTCCTGATCTCCGACCAACACGAACTCGTTGGCCAGCCAGTGGACGGCGTCGTTCAGCTCGAAGCGCGGCTTGCCGAGAGCCTTCGCTGCGTGGTCCGCGGCGAGCATCAGCTTGCTCGCAACGATGCCCTGCTGGATGGCTGGCGCCGCAGTGCTCGCTGCGTTCGGCGCGGCCGGGGAGATCAGGGTAGCGAGGGACGGCCCGGCAACCGGCGTGACTGGATCAGCCGGCTGCATGGGAGCCCAGCCCGCCTCGGTCGCCTTCTTCACCAGGGTGGCGACGGTGATCCCGCCGCCGGGCTCGAAGCTGTCCCAGGTCTTGCGGCAGTCGGCGCGATCGACGTACCCGGGCTGCCCGCTCGACCAGTCGTGGAAGACCTCGAAGCTGGCTTCGGACTTCTTGCCCCAATCCTGTATAGCATTGAGGATCGTGATCCACTCGTCCCGGCCGCCCATGGGTGGGAGCTGAATAAAGTCGAGCATGTCCCGGACGTCGTCTTCGGGCAGGGCGGCGAACTCGCGACGGCTGGCCAGATCGTCCTGGCCGACGAGCGCCGCGAGCTTGCCAGCGGCCGACGTGGGAACGGTCTCCACGCGCAGCGCCGAGGCCATGGCTTCGAGGCTGACGGTTTGGCCACTGTCTGACAGCACCCGGCACGGCAGCGGCTCTGATCCCTTCCTATTGAGCGTGCCAGGGCATCTGAGAATACGCGCCGGGTCTGCGGTAGCCGTGGGATCGGCCGCGAAGTCCAGCTCCCTGCACTTCTCTTTTAAAGCCTTAGCAACAGGAAGCCATTCATCGAGAGAAGCATCCTGGTCGAGAACCCAGTAGACATGCGCTCCACGCCCCGAGTGTACGAAGATGCTTGGGGGAGGCAGACCCGTCGCCTTCACGAACGCTACGAAAGCGCGGAGCGCATTAGGAATCGTCCCAAAATCTTTGCTATCAAGGTCAAGGAACAAACATCGCTTCGCGACAGGGTCCTTCCGATTCTTACCGGCGTAGGACCCCGTTGCGTAGAAGACGTTCACAGGAAGCTGTGACAACTTCTGAACTTGGGCTTCCAAATCCGCAACGGTCTTTATGCCGTTGAAATGCCGCTGCTCAGATAATTTGCCGTCTGGACCGGTCACTCCCGACATCAAACAGTATGGCCCTGTTGATGGCAACACTCTTTCGTAGAAGCTACCCATTTCGCCTCAGATAATTGACCGCCCGTTGGAGACCTTCTAGCGAGTCTCCTAAAAGCCCTATGCCTGCGTTACATCGTGTACACACCCAACCGCGGAATCTTCCGTCGCCATGGGAGTGATCCAGACAAAGGGACCGTGACGCCTTTCTCCCGCAGCATTCGCAGTGTTCTGGCTTTGGCCGTGACGGGGTGACTCCCAGTGCGGCATATCGCCTGAGCTGCCTTTTGTGAGACCGGCTACGGATTCTTCGACCATTGCAGCTTACACAGTGGCGATCTGATGTAAAGCGAAGGCACCCCTTACAAACACCACAGGTCCTGCCATGATAGGTAGAAGAACCCGCAGCCACTGCCTGACTGCGGGTCATTATCACTTACCGCCCATGAAGTCCCCGAGACCAGACAGGATGTTCTCGATCTCGCCTTCGAGCTGCCCTGGAGTGGCCGGGGCGGGCTCGGCGGCGGGAGGGGCGGCCACGGGCGCAGCCGGCGGCGCGACGGGAGCTACGGGCTTCCGGCGCTGCGCAGGGGGCTTCGCCGGGGTCGCCGGTGCAGCGGCTGCCGCGGGCGGCGGGGCGAACGGATTGCCGGCCGGTGCCGGCGGCGCTGCCTGGGGCTCATCATCCGGCTGAACGACGACCGCCGCTGGCTGAGCCTGCACGGGGGCGTGCATGACAGCCGGCGGGGGCGGCGGCGGTGCAGACGGACTGAACGGCTGGATCGCCACGGTGCCCGGGGCGGCCTGCGCGAGCGGCGTCCCATCCGGCTGGTTGAGCATCGCCTGGGGCCGCTGCGGAGCCGGCGCCGCGGGCGGCGGGGGCGGTACCGTGCTGGGGTCGATCCGCGGCGCGGGCGTGCCGGGCACCCAGTTGTGAGTCGCCACGGTGGGCGCGGCCGACGGGGCTGCGACCATGGGCTGCGGCTGGGCGAACTGCGCCGATGCCGGGATCTCCGGTGTCTTCGCCTCGTCGCTGTCGGCGAGCACGTTGGCTACGGAGTCCGACTGGAACATCTCCAGCACCTGATCCGCCTCATCGTCGTTCAGCGGACGCAGAGCCTGGAAGGTCGGCTTGGGATGGCTGACCGTGGTGTCGAATCCGATGCGGACCGCGACCGAGTTGTACGGGTACCCGCGGCCCTTCAGCGCATCGGACATCACGCTCAGATCCTTGAGCGCAGACGGCGGTACGCGGAACAACATCGCTCCGCCCATCGTCTCGTTCTTGATGTCCACCAGCGGGACGATCGCGAGCTTCTTCGTGTCACGGCATGCCTTCTGCTTCTGACCGTTGTCACCGATCTTCGAGCCGAACTGGTTCTTGGGGCACAGCGCGCAGTTGGTGTGCTGCGGGCGGGGCGCGTTCGGGGACGGCACCTTGCCATCCAGAGAGTAGCAGTCCGGCGCCTCCGTGGAACCCTCCACGTAGTTGCCTTCGTAGAACTGCTTGTTCAGGAACGGGTTGGCCTTCACGATCACCACGTCGATGAACGACAGTGGCAGCCGCTGGCTCGGGTCCTGGGGATGGGGCATGTCGAGGATGCGCTCCTCGCCCTTGTACTTGATGCGGAACTTGCCGCCCTTGATCGATACGATGGCGTAGCTGCTGCGGATGCCGTCTCCCAGATCCATGCCGACGCCGGCCTGTACCAGCGCGCCGAACTTGTTGGAGAGAGCGGGAACGCTGCCGTTGCCGCCGAAAAGAACCATGGAATTGGAAGTGCTCATAAGTGCCTCTGTAGGTAAGATTTTAACCGTTTAACCAGCTCTAGGCTGTCGCCTAGAAATCCGAGTGCCATGTTACATTGACCGCAAAGCCATCCGCGAAACTCTCCTGTGTTATGATCGTGATCTAGATTCAAGCTACGTTTGCCTGGGGGCCTTCCACACGCTTCGCACCGATCAGGACACGGACGTGTGGGGATCGGAAGATTGAGTCTGCGGTATCGGTCTCTTGCATACGTCCGTATCTGTTCACGATTGGCCGCTCGTCTTCGTCGCCCGTATTCTCGATGATATTTTGTCCGTGTTCCCATGCTCAACTTTTCCTGATGTGACAAGTAATCTCGCTTGTCACTTTGAGGCCCGGCGGTATCTCACCTGTGGCCTCAATATATTCCTGGACAACGCCTTTCGATGCTCGTTTCTCCAGCATTGCGAACATGTCGTTTTCCTTCACGAATCCCTGAAACTCATCCCAGTCGCTGACTGTAACAGATGTGTCAGTTTGAAGGAAGCACGTGCCGGAGTCAACACGCGCGTTCTTCTGTCCCTGTGACTGAAGCTGTTGCTGACACCACGATTGCAGCTTCAACAGCTTGTCGTTGATCGGGGCCATTTCCTCGGCCTGCTTCTTCTTCAGCTCGTCTCGTTGCTGCCGCAGTTGAAGGTAGGCAGCTACTACCTGATCCATCGTTGCCATTTGACTACGCCTCTGTTGGTTGAAAATAACGCGGCACGGGGGCCGTGGCTTTAAGCTCGGCTTGGCCAGTGACTCCCCGCACGGCGGTCTGCTCCGAGGGCGAGGAGTTGACACCCCCTAGCAAACTGACACGGTTTTTCTGTGGGGCACTCATGCCTGATCCCCCGTGTTTACGCGGCGAGTGCCGCACCGAACACGCCGGTGGTTAATTCGCCTGCCTCGAAGAGATCCAGCAGCGCACCCTGTAAGGATTCTTTACGCCGCAGTCTCGTGTAAACCTGTTGCTCCGCTCGTGTTGCCGCAATGTGGACTATGAACGTGTTCTGACCCTGCCCGGATCGTGTGATCCTGGCATTGGCCTGTTGATAAAGCTCAAGTGAGTTGGTCGGGCTCGCCCAGATGATGGTATTGGCGCGAGTAAGCGTAAGACCATGAGCCATCGTGGCAGGATGAGCGACAAGAACTCTGATCTGGGGAGTTCGCTGAAAGTCGCTAAAGATCCGAGTTCGATCCGCGGCCGACACGTCGCCGTGTATAACGGCTGTGTCGTACTTCTTGGATAGGACAGCGCCAAGTAGCTCCACAAAATACCGGAAGGGAGCGAAGACGATGACCTTGCCACTGGCTGCCTCTATGGTCTGGAAAATCTCGCGTATCCGATCGACACCGCCGATGTACCGGCCGATGCCGTCGGCATCATAAGCGAAGCCCGCGCTGATCTGCAAGAGCTTCGAGAGCTTTACCCCCTCGTTCGCCGCCGTGATTTCGTGGTTGCGGATCTGCGTGGCGAGGTCGGTGGCCATTTCTTTGTAGGCCGCCGCGGCTTCTTTGCTGAGCCCGCAGGAGAGCGTCGTGTACGTGGTCGGGGGGAGGTCGAGGCACTGCTCGCGGGTGAATCGCACGGCGGGCTGCATGGCTGCGTGGACAACGCTGATGGCCTCGGGTCGCTCGATCCATCGGAAGGTTCCGACCTGCCGCATGGTTCGATCTTTGAAGGCTTTGAAGGAGAATCCGACAGACTCAGGAGTAAGGAGCTTCGCTTGCCCATATGCGTCAGTTGGTGCATTAGGTGTTGGACTTCCTGTAAGTCCCCAAGCAAACTCACTACGCTTAATAATTGGTGCCAAGTTCTTCCATCGAAGTGACCGGTTGTTGCGATAGCTCGCAAGTTCGTCAACGACGACAGCGTTGATGTCAGTGCGTCCAAAGAGTTCTCCATGGACAACTTCAACTCCGTCATGGTTGATAATATAGATGTCAGCTTCGTCACCCAATAAGCGTTTCCGCTTTCGCTTGTCGCCATACAAAACCTTTGCTTTCAGGTGCGGGAAGCACTCGAAGATTTCGTTTTCCCACACCGTTGATAGAGTGCTCAGTGGGGCGACCACGAGCAGCTTCTGGACTTCGCCCATCTGGCGGAGATAGTCGTAAGCCCACAAGACCGCTCTGGTTTTGCCAACACCCATCTCGCTAAGCACATACGCTCGTCTATGAACACTGCACATATCCGCCGTGATTTTCTGAGACTCAAACGGCATCCCACCGTTCCAATCATACTGATGATGAATCGGAGACGGGGCATCGAGCCCGAGATTCCGCAGCATCCTCACCACTCCCAAACTGTGCGGGAGAGCTAGGTGCCATTGACCGCCATGCTCGAACCGTTTACCCGCCGGCTGGAGGATCGCCTCCACATCGGCCCTGTAGGGAATGACAATAGCGTTATGCGCTGGGTAGATTTTCATGCGCCAGTCTCCAGATACCGAAGCGCTGCTTTCACAGACGCGGCGGTATCCCCGAGTAATCCTAGCGCAGTGTTACATCTATGGCAAAGCCAGCCACGGAATTTTCCAGTGGCATGGTCATGATCTACAGCGAGAACTCTCTTGATGCTTGGTGGCCTCCCGCAAAGTTCGCAGACATCAGGACATGGCCGAGTTGGGTCAGGAACGCCATCGGCTCTGCGCTTAGACTCTCTATTAAGCTGCTGGCTACGTGATTTATTTCGCGCACGCCATGCACGGCTGTAGGCGCGGATACGCCCAGCGTTCTTCTGCCGCCAAAGACGCCGGGCTTCGCTCATCGCAGGATCTCCGGACGGTGCAGCCCGCGGATGAACTGCCGGGCGGCGATGACTACGCGGGCTTGGCTGGCGGCGTCATCGATTGGGTTGTGGGCCACGTAAACGCCGCGGTCGTATTCCGGATCGTAACCCAAGGCCCGAGCCTCGTTGACCAGCGTTCGATACGAACGGGGTTGTCGGTAGCTGACCGGGAAATCGCCCACGTGAAGCGATGAAGATCCGCGCACCATCGCAGCGGCGTTGATACGATGCCACCAGTTCTCCGCGATCGTGTGGTCAAAGTGAGGATCATTGGACCATACCTCGTTGGAGCTGTCCTTGCCAGTCTCGATGCCGTACATCGCGAGCATCGACTTGAAGTTCATCGCGGCAACAGCGTTGGTGATCTGACCTTGCCAGGAGAACTCGCGAGCTGCTGGCTCTTGCTCCATCCACCACTTGACTGTCTTCCAATCGACGTGGCCGCCTACGTCGTCATCGAGCTTGATTGCCCAGCCGTCGGTAGCGAGCACCGAGGTCTCGTTGAAGATCGCCACTCCCAGGCTCAGCACCTTCGCGTCGCTCCGTGTGCTCAAGGTCTCCAGATCCAACATTGCGTGATTCACTTTTCATCTCCTGGATTTTGAACTCTGTGATAACAGCCGGACTCAAGCAGCGGGACGTCGGCGCCTTCAGCCAACCTCGCAGGCATGCAAAGTCCAGGCCATCCTTTCCGTCGATCAGAAAGACGCTTCCGCCTGCCGCGTGTACGTCCCGCATCGTGCGGACCTGACGGGGCGTTGGGTGTTTGCCCAGCGCCTTCGTCTCGATCGTCGCATACTGACCCTGATGACATACATGGAAATCAAGAGCGGGCTCGCCCATGCCGTTTTGAACGGGCATGTGCTTGTACGCGCCGTGCTCTTTGAGGAGCGCCTTGACGGCGTCTTTTACTCGGCCTTCGGGTGTCATGGATAGTGTACTGGTGTGGGTTGTGGGATTTGAACAGCGCCTTCAGAAAGGCCACATTGACCGTTTGGCCGTCAATGAGCCGAGCCATCGCATCGGGATCGGGTACCGGCGGCCGGTCGTCGTTGAGCTTCCCATAAACCTCGGCGTCGAGGATGATGGCAATACACGCGAGTGCATTTGCCAGATGGTGGACGCGTGTCTGTGGGTCTCGATCCTGACCATTCCACCATTTGGCAAGGTGACGTTTGAGAGCAGCGTGGTAGATCGAGGCACGGACACCAGCGACGCGCCAGTTATACCGGCCATACTTCAATGCTCCTTCGAGGAAGGCGTTGGAAATATAGGCGATCAGGCTGTCGGGTACGAGCCCCAGATCGATCTTCGTGGACCCGACGATGTCTTTTGGATTCGACGGCTTCATTCCCTTCCTCATGACGCCACCGCCTGCTGCGTGTAAACGTCAGCCCACTTCGCATCGCCGATACCGTCAAATATCTTACGCGCGACACTCTCGCGTTCCAATCGGATGACTGACCCGTCGGTCTCGTATTGGAAAAAGCTAAAGTTCTTTTGGAGTAAACCTACAAAGGCTTCTAGGCGGGCTCCGCGGGATCTCCACCAGTCCTGGAGGAATACAATCCCCTGCACTTTGTCCGCGATGAGCTTGACGTCACGAGCCAAGAAGTCGGCCCAGGTTTTGCCACCCATGTGGTCGCGGTTGTTGGGATCTCCATCGGGCGACGACATCGCCGCGCCCTTGTCTTCCTGGTCGTCCAGCTCGGCTGGTGACACGACGTCCCACCCGCGCTCGCGCAGCTCGGCTGCGACTTTGTAGAACAGAGGAAAGTTGAACTGCGGGATGTTGCTCATCGGCCCCGCTAGATAGACGCGCATGTATAGACCTCACCGTTTTGCTGGATCTTCTTGTCTTCGTATGGAGCCGCGATCCGGCGGTACAACTCCAACTTAGCGCACTCGATTGCGCCGATCACGTCATTGATCTTGTCGTACTTGAGCCCATTGCGCTTCAAATACTCGTCACAGATTTTTGTCAGGACGTAGTTCAGCTCACCGGGATTCGTTGGGAAGATGTCAAGCGACGGGTCTTCGTATGCCTTTCGCAAAGCGGGCGTGATGTAGGGCATTTTACGATCCTTTCAGAATAGCGATAGTTGAGAGCAGCGTTCCAATAAACAGAAAGATGCTACCGATCATGAATGCGATATTGGCAACAAGGTAGAGACGCCCCACGACTTACATTCTCCAATGCCCGTCGATGATGAAGACGAGCTGTCGTTTTCCATCGGCGTGGACCAACGCATGAGCATTGAGCCACGAGCTGGGACCGCCATTATATTCGAGTCGAAGATGGGTAGAAGTCCCAACCTGCATAGCGCCCTCATCGATGCCAGGGACGTGCGAATGGCCGATAATCGATCGCGCTCCGATACGGCGAAGATTCGTAATCGATCCCCGCGCCCCGTTAGGTCCCAGCTCACCATGTTGCCCAAGATCAACTCCGCCAAGCTGATATGGTTCATCCACTCCGAGAACTCGGATGGCTGGATGGTTAGCTCTGGAGATCCAATAAGCGAACGGGTCAGGGGTCCTGGTTCCAGAATCATCGAGCTGTGTCTCCTGTACCATGTGGAGAGCAGTACGCAGATAGAACTCTGCGTTCACCGGGTCGTCGCGCCAATCCGTACCGACGATCCATCTTCGCAGAAAATCATTGTGGTTGGATGCGACCACCACGGATTTTCTGTCGCCCGTCGTATGCGACGTAACGAACCTAACCGCTCGTCGCACTTCAGCTCCAACGTCATCTCGATCTGCTTGCCGCTTGGCAATGCGATTGAAGGGGTTCTTCCCGTGATGCGGATTGCATGAATACCCGTCGAGGAGATCATGCCATACGAGCGTGTGAGGATTGAGAGCATCGATGATACCGCCGTGTCCGAAGGTCGCTCTCTCAACTTTCGGATCGATAAAATCCACGTGAGTGTCGCCCATAACAAGCGCGAGGGGCCGGGGAGCTTTGACTCGGCCAGTCGGGGTGTAACGATGTTCCAGATCCGTGAACTCGCCTGTCTTTGCGTCTGCACTGACATGCCTCATGTGAAAAATCTTGTCTTCCAACTCTACGATGACAGCCCCGAGCATGTGGTGGAACTCACCGATCTTGCCAGCTTTGCTGTCTGTGTAGTTGGGCACAGTAACGGCACCGGTAGTCGTGAGTATCTTCGGGAGCTTGTTGGATGGCGTCGGTACCACTTTAAGTTGGAGCTTCGTGTGCCCGAGGATCGCAGACTCAGCGCCCGAAATTGCATCGAACCCGGTGAGGGGCGATGAGGCAGTCGGCACGGTTTTGATGTCACCAAGCAGGACAAGGTTCGCGTTGAGCTTGCGCCGGCCGTTGTAAAGGTACGGCTGAAGTGCGCCGTCCCATTGCTCTGCGTTCGCTTGGGAAAGAGTCCAGCGGGAAGTGGGGTTCTTATACCGAATCGGTATGACAAGAAGCTCCGCGCCGAGTGACCTTGAGGCAGCCAGTAACGACTGGAGGAAAGCCTCATGTACCGGCGTCCCGTTCTGCGCCGCCGTCACGATGTATCGCTTCGTGTGCGGGCTGATCGGGCGATTGAATACCAACTTCTGGTTGGCGTTCCCGTTGCTGCTCAGCGCCAGCTTCTGCGGGTTGGTCGTGGTGTAGCAGTGGACGCCGTTTTGCTCGCACCGCCAGCGGGTCTTTCCGGCTGGTGACTTTCCGCGGGCGTGCATCGGACTCTGACACTTGGGACACAGGGGGGCTTTCTTTGTTGGCATTGGGCTTGAGCCTCATGGTGACCACCGGTGGTGCCGTGTAGGGGTCGCGTCGGCATGCGATCTCGACCGCCTTCTGTGCGCTGGCACCTGCTTCCATCGCGCCCATGGCCAACTTGGAGCCCGAGCCGATGGCGTAGAACGGCTCGTATACTGGCTCCAAAACGCACCACCTGTCAACCTCAAAAAGCCCTTTCGGGCTCACCACGAGGATAGTAAAATCTGGCTCTGAATATGCGAATAGCTCCCGGATCTCGGCAAGAGATTTACCGGTGCCCCACGCCTCCACGAACAGCGAGCCCGGCGCGGACTCGCCAGCCGTCGCGAGGATAACGTCTGTAGGCTGACCGTCTATCTGCACGGTCTTGCGGAACAGCTTCTTGGTATCGAAGTTCCTGGCACCACCGCCCTCTGACTCGACGGTCACCCGTGAGTCAGCGGCGATGACACCGTTCTTGTACGCGATCGTGGTCATGTGTCTTCCCGAGCGCCCAGGAATGTCTTGTTCGACTGGATGCGGACGGTGAACTCCAGCGGCTCGCCTGTCATGGTCATTGTCGTGTTATACGGGTTCACGAGTACACCGGTGACCACGGGCGAGTCGGCGGTCCATCTCCGATCTAGCCATTCCTGGAGCGCCTGCTTCAGCACTTCCTGTCTGAGATTGATGGACCCGTTGCCGATCATACGAGGATCAACCAGCAGCACAGCCACGAGACGAACAGCTTCTCAGCCGCCGGGCTCGGGGCGACCGTCACCCCCTGGATGACGGTCGGCCGGTAGGTGAAGAACAGGTACGCCGCCAGTGGAAACGCCGCGGTCAGCCCGGACACCGCCCATAACCAGCCGTGGTCATTCACGAGCTGGAGCGCGAACGCCGAGATGAACACGGAGATCGTCGCAGACGAGTGGACGACAGAGTGATCCACGAACTTGTCGAAGAAGTCCGAGAACGAGTTGCTGGCGCCGACCACGAGCAACGAAAGCGCGGCGATGACGGCGAGCCCTGTACTCCAGAAGCCTGTGCCGGCAAACGCCAGCACGAGCGACGTGGACAATGCAACGTAGGACAGATCCAGTACGCGCCAGTCAGCCATTTTCTGGTACAGGCCGGCGCTGATGGTGTTGTTGCGCAGGGATGGGACCAGGAAGTCCTGCCATGCGATGACGATTGGGAGAGCAAGCGCTGCGAGCGCAAGAGCCAGATGATGTGCGAGCATGTTAGTGACCTCTATGATCTTCTCGGTTGCCAATACTGACAGGTCTTGACGACACAGCCTTTACAAAAGGGATTGGGGCGCGGTGGGAAGTCCTGGCGGTCGTGCATCGATTGATAGGTTTGGACCCGCTTCAACATCGCACCCCAAAACTCGGGCAGATCGGCTCGAACCATCTTGTCGCTGGTGATCTGACGTGTCTTCGTCCAGTAGTAGTTCATGCGTACCTGCTCGACCTCGGGAGCAAGGTGCATGGTCACCGCGGCGTTGAGCCGGAGCTGCGTAAAATCATCTTTCGGCTTGCCCGTCTTCCAGTCCCAGACCAGGGCTGCCGAGCCGTTGAGCTGCGTCAGGTCCGAGATCACCCGGAGCCATGCGTCTCTGGCGAACCAGTCCACCACCTGCCAGTTGGCGTTGAGCGCGAGCTGCTGCTCAACAATCTTCTCGCCTGGAAGGGCCGCGATCTTCGTCAGCATCGGGCCATGATGTCGTAGGTGTAGCGGTAGCGGGATGCCGTTCTTCACGAGCTTCGCGAAGGCTATGTGGGTCTCCTTTCCCTCGATCTGGTACGAGGTCTCTTCTTCCTTGAGATCCTTGGCAACACTCAGATGGAAGAACTTGCGCGGGCAAGTCTCACTCGATTCGATCCGGCTGAAGCTCCAGGCTGCGTTGGCCATTACTGTTGTCTCTTGTGTCGGTAGATCGCTTTATGCCGTCGCTTGAACACCAGCTCTGGCTGGCACCAACAGCTAACGTCGTCTACGTGTGGGATGGGTGGGTGGTCTGCTGGCATGGCGTGAAGCTCACCCTGTTGCTTCCTCATAACTAATTCGATCCTGGCCTGCCGTGTTATCTCGTCGAGTGAGTCGTCGGGTATATTCTTCACGGACGGCCTCCGCGTTGATATTCAGCATGGTACAAATCCATTCCAGGGAGCCCGCTTCACGGGACTTACTGTCGATCCAGAGACGAGCGCGCCGTTGAATCCACTGATCTTCAGTGTACAGCTCGCTTGGCCTACCCTCATTAGGGATGGGCTCGACCGAGGAAGTAGCATCCTCAACCGCAAGGGCCAGCACAGCGAGCCAGAGCTGGCCATAAACGTCGTACTCGGGAAGGTCATTTCTATTACTTCGCATCGCCGTATGTCGGACCGTCGTGGATCTCCACTGCGATGGGGAGGTCTGGGAGGAAGTCTACCTTGCGGGTCATCACATTGGCAACAGCCTTCTTCACCTGCGGAACAATCGTCGTCGGGACCTTGAATACGAGTTCGTCGTGGACCTGGAGAGCCGCAGGGAGCCCATGACGAGCCAGAGTGATCTCGGCGCGCGTAAGTATGATCCTTGCAAGGGCTTGAGCAATGTTTTCTGTGAATGCTCCTCCCCAGATGTTTTGACCAGCCCCGACCACCACTGTGACTCCAGCCCGCAGAGCTGTTGCTGCGTCTGGCCCGTCTTCCACATCGGGTGTAAGAATGGTAGCGCCATATCGACTCCTGAATTTAAGACCGTCCCCTGTTCGTGTCAGAGACGGGTATACGATCGGCATCCCGTTGGGCAGGATGATCCTCTCGTGGGCAAAGATCAGATCAGCAACCGGGCTCGGGAACATCGAGCCGGGCACTGTGACATACGTCGCCGCAAGCTGCTCTAGATATCTCCAGAGCTTGGGTATGTTGGGGTAGGTGTCACGGTAAAGCTGGACAATACGCATGGCTTCGCGCTCGTCCATGATGACGCCTTCCTGCATCATCTTCAGGTGGAACTTCTTCCACCCCATGCCATAGCCAAGTCCCAGGATGCAGGTTTTACCCACGAATCTCTGGAGTGGGTGATCGTGTTTGTTGACAGCAAAGCCGTAAATCTTCGACGCGAACTCCGAGTATATGTCACGCCCTTCCGCGAATGCGCGGACCAAGTCCCACTGGCGGGCCAAGGTGGCGACCAAGCGGGCTTCAATGTTGCTAAGGTCAGCAGCAACAATTGAGTACCCATCATCCGCTGTGACGGCGAATCGGAGATGACCTTTTGTAAGGGTGACCTTGTCCTTCGCGTACTCGACACGAGGAAGGTTTTGAAGGTTGATACCGTGGTCACCACTGAATCTCCCGGTGTGCGCGCCATAGTAAACAATCGGGACGGGCAGCTTGCCGCCCATGGTCGTACACAGCTCGATCAGCTTCTTCGTGCGCGACTCTTCGATGGTGCTGCTAAAGGCGATCTTGGATTGAACCAGCACTCGCACCTTCTCACTGGGGTGCGCAAGTAACTGTTTGAATCCGAGATCGTCCTTGGCGAATGCGTATGTCAGCTTGCCCTGCTTGTTGACCTTCGTCGGTATCAGCTTCTCGTCGCCCAGAGCGGACCCAAGTAGAGCGGCGAACTTGGTCCGCGAACGTATGCACTCAAGAGTTTTCTCTGCGCCATCTCCGATACCATATGCGCTCGCCAATACTTGAAGTGCGGCCTGTTTCTTACGTTGCAGGTCTTCGAGCCGTCTGGTAAGGGCGTTGTAGTTGAGATTGAGGGTAGGCCGAACATACTTCTTGATCGTGAGATCGATGAGGTACTGCTCGTCCAGCGGGAGAATGCGACTAAGCTCTGTGCCAATTGCGGCGGAGTTTTCAGAGTCGCGGTTACAGTAAAGCCCGTAGTCTCTAAGTTGTTCCGGAGTGAGATCAACACGGTGGACACCTGAGACGTTGTGGACATAATCGCCTTTAGGTGCGAGACCGAGATACCGGCTGATGTCGTCAAGACCCTGGCCTCCAGCATACGGAACGAAGTGCGGCCGAGACCCGACCATCGTGCAGAGATATGCCGCAGGTCTGAATCCCAGCCGCCACTCCAGAATGCTCCCCTCGAACCGCGCGTTGTGCGCGACGACACGGACGCGGCTCCAGTCAATCTTTGCCAGCTCGGTGTGGATCTCGTCGATCGTTCCCGAGATCCACTGAGCGGGCTTGTCGGGCCACTTCAGTGACACCCCAACGATCTCGAACCGCGGGTCCATTACGTACTCCGCGTTCTCCATCTTCTTGAGGCTGTACTCGCCGTCGTAATACGTCTCGAAGTCAACACCGAGATCGATGCAGACTTGTTCGAGGGGAATGTCTTTCATCAGTGTTTTATATCACGGATGATCGCCCAGGAGAATCCCTCGCCGCCGAAGTGCCACCCGCTGGTGTCATCGCCGACGAGACCCTTGACCAGATCGCACTTGCCCAGCGTCACCAGGGCTGCGTCCACCTTCGAGCGGTCATACGCTGCCCATTCATAGGGCACCTGACTCGCTCGCTTCTGGTCACCCAGAGCCTCGCGCTGCTCGGGCGTCACGAACCGCATGAGATCCGGCACCATCCGCTGGAGCTGGCCGGCAGTCTTCACCATGTCCAGCAGCTCGGTGGTGACATCGAGCGCCACTGCGACCTCCCGGCTCATAGTGTCCGCCGCCATCGCCCAGTTCCAAAACTCATCAAACTTGGCCTGTCCCATCCGCTTGATGCATTCCTCACGCGATAATGCGGGCCACGCTTCGGGTTGACCGCCCGCGTCTGCCAACATAACCTTGGGGTGGTCTTTCGCCATGGCGCGAGTAAGGTTAATGAAGCCTCCGTTTCCCCCCGGGATTGTAAGACGCACCGACATCGCGTGTATCGAATCAATCGGAATAGCGAACCCGACGCTAGAACTGACTGCGTGATACTCAATCCCAACGCCATGTGATGCCAGTACGGTGTATGCGTCCAAGAGTTCATCGGGGAAACCTCTGTGCCAGAACTCGCCCATCTCCTCCGGCGTCATGTTGAGCTTGGTGAATCGGACACCGGCGTCGAGCAACTTGCCGATGTGGTTCTTGATCTCTTCGATCTGTGTCTTGCTGATCTTCGTACTCATGACGACTTGTGATCCTCGTTGGAAGGAGCGGCCACGACTTCGTGCTTGCCGGTCTGCTGGTCGATACGCACCAGCTTCATGCCAGCAGCGGCGCAGCGGGTGAAGAACTTGGCACGCGCCTCGTCTTCGTTGAGCTTGTAGTCTTCGACCATGGTGCCCATGGCCGCGGCGTGCATGCGGGTGATCGATTCCACGTTGGTCGAGAACGCGGTGTGCTGGATAGCGCGAATCTGTTTGGCGTACTTCTGCGCAGCGCCGATGAACCCAACGGCGACTGAGACTCCAACCATACCTGCGAGTTGTAATAGATCCATGTGCGAATTACCTCATGAAGTTCTTGGAACGGGGATAGACACCGACCCGCGGGCGGCGCGGGCGGCGCGGTTTGAATAAAGCCAGAATCGGATACGCCAGCCCGCAGGTAGCTACGAGCAGCACCCACCCTACCCAGGTGAGTTTGGGTTCTTCACGAATAGGCATAGCGTTGCCTTGAAAAACTCCCAGTCGATGCGGGCAAGCACACCCTCCGGGTCACCGCACCAGAATGTCACCACAGTTTTGGTCTTCTGCCAGTGCTTCTGAGTGGTCTTGCGGACATTCCAACTCTGAGTGTGGCGGCGGAGGAACTTCGTCCTGAAGTTCCGCCAGTTCTTGCCATCGATCTCGCCAGCAAACTCCATTCGATACTCAGCCAGGAAGCCCTCCGTCTTGAGCCGGCTGTACCTCACGCGGCCTCCCGCATGTCGGCTTCCTTGATGTCCACGTGGACGGTCGTTCCCCACGGAGCCTCGATCCCGTCCGTGGTGATGCACCAGACGGTCGGGATGCCGTCATCCTCGCCGAACGGGGTGTACCCATCGGTGAAGACGATCCGGTTCTCGATCGGCAGGTCCAGCTCCTTGAACTTCTCGAAGCCTACGGGCAGGTTCGTGCCACCACCGCCGCCGGCTCGCTGCGCCACGGCCTCTAGCTCGTTCACGTCATCGAACGTGATGACGTCCCCATGGACCTCGTCGTCCACGTAGGCCAGATGTACCGCCTTGGGCTCGACGTCGGACAGGATGCCCTTGACCTCGCCCATGAACGTGCTCAGCTCGTCCTGGCCAATGGAGCCGCTGGTATCGACGATGATGCCGATCTCGGGGCCTTCCCGTCCGCTACGGCCGGGCCAGTACGCGTGCGGCGGGGCTGCCAGCTTGCGCCGGTTCGGCCGCGCCCAGGTCATCTCATCGCGCCCCCGGGTCTGGTTGATGATGGTCTTGCGTAGATGCTCCTGCCACGGGACCTCGGGCTCGCATATCTGGTCGATCAGGCGCTCCAGTCCGCCGGCTCCCTTGCCCTGCATCTTGGCGATCTCCTGCGCCTTCTTCAGCGCAGCGGCCATGACGGGCTGAGAGGTAGGAGACTGGCCATCGTCGCCAATGTGCTGGTCTGGACCATCCGGCTTGTCTTCCTCGTCGTCTGGGAGCTTGAGATAAACCTCGTCCACAATGTCGTCGCCGGTGACCTGGGAGTTTTGTAGGCTGCCAAGTGGGAGTTTGTAGCCCTGAGAAGTGAGATGCGCGTTGATGATGTAGTCACAGGCGTGATCGAACCGCTTCGTGCTGAAGGTCTTGAGATCAGGACCGACCCCGAGCTGGAGATAGTTGTGCTTGCGGGCCGCATGTTGAAGAATGACATGCATGATCTCATGAGCGAGCATCCCACGGCGCTCCCCGATCGAGAGCTTGCCGAACTTCTCCGGGTTGATCCAGAGGATCTTCCCGTTGGTCGCGCAGGTCTCTAACTGGGAGCCATCCGGGAGCTGATTGCTCTCGACGACCTCCATCAGATCGAGTAGAAGCGACGCGAAGAACGGGTCCTGCACCAGCAGCGCGCTAATGCCTTCGGTGACGCACGCGCTACGCTGCGCGCTGTTGTGTGCCGACATGTGTTAGCTCTCCTACAGTTCGAGCAAGCCGCTTCGAGCGGATGTTGCCCTCGTTGACCCACTGGAACCGCCAGCCCGGGAAGACGCACAGCTTGTAACTCTTACCGTGCTCTATCTTACTCTGTCTGGTAATTTCTACCGTGACGCCCCTCACAGTATGGATGTAGTTCTCCTCACGATTCAAGGGGCCATAGCTGGCCACTAGCGCGAGGATGTCGCCATCCACCTGGGACACGGGGCGAGTCGAGAGCGCCGCGAACTGGTGTTTGGTTACAGTACCTTCCATATATCTTCCACCGCGGCAGCGACCGCGATCTCGTTGGCGCGGGATGCGATCTCCGCGGCCTTCTTGTTGTCGTTCCGATAGACCTCGACGGGCTGGTGCAGGAGTTCCTTCTCGATGCGATCGGCCAGCTCGCTGATCTCCGGCTTGCCGGCCACGTTCATGGTACGAGTCAGCCCGACCAGCGCCTGGAGGTTGGTCACGAGCGAGTCGTAGAGCCGGGTCTTCTCACCAGCACCGGCCTTTCCGAGCTGCGTGGCCATGCGATTGATGCACGTCAGCAGCCGTTCCTTCAGCTCACCCATTGCGACTTCCACGTGGACCTGGGCAGCTTGCGCATGGCGCTGGCCCAATGCCTCTGCGAGTGCCGCAGGCACATTAACTCGGGTGAAGTCCGTTTGAGAGGGAACCGGTAGCAAGCCGACAGTAACTCCGAACAGTCCGACCACGGCAGCCGCATCAGGGTAGTCGTCGGTCTTAGCGAGGGTACCCAGGCTGGATAGGGCCTGTTGTTTTCGTGCGTCCCAGACGGCGGCCAATGCGGCAACGGCATTGTCGTACTCCTGCTTGATCTGGTTTAGTTCCCGCAGGAACTCAATCGACCGAGTGGCCGGGAGCAGCCGCGGGCCGCGCTTCACGCCCTCGACGTTACCTGACCATGGCAGCGTGTTCGAATATACGAACTCCCTGATCGCCTGCGCGAGCTTGTTGACTGCGGTGAGTTCCGCATCCGCGCCAGCGAACAGGTACTTGATGAACTTGCCGGCGTTCCCTGCCGCTTGGTGAGAGTTGATGACCTCGTTGGTCGCGTCCTTGTCGGTACGCTTCGCGGACCACGAGCGAATTTCGAGATCCACCAGCAGATAGTTTGCTGACAGGGCCTCGTTCAGTTGAGCAGCATCGGTCATGTTGATCTCCGCTAAACCCCCGGGTCCTACACCACGTTGCGCATCGGGGGAGACACAGCGCGTGGCATCAGAACCCGGGGGCCAGCCTTCGGTTACTACTTCCCGGTAGAGGAAGTAATCAATGCCTTGTTGGAGTGAATCCACTTCACCAACGAAGGGCTATTCAGCAGCACGCTGCCGCTGCGCTCCAGCAGCGACTTGGCCATTGACACCTGGACCTCCTTCGGAAGCCGCTCGGTATACTGCCAGAGCTTGTCGATGTTGCCCGGCTTGGCGTAGTGGATGCACATCTGGCCGGCGGCCCACCCCGCGGACATGTCGGTCGGGCACTTTGCCTTCTTGGGGTCTGCCTCGATCTCTTCCAGCGTGGGCAGCTTGTCATAGACCTTCAAGAAGCCGAACAGATCCGCGGTCGCACCTTCGCCGATGTCGCCCATCACGGCCAGCATGCTCAGCTCGTCCATGGGCAGCTCCAGATCCACCAGCATGCCGTCGGCATCGCGCTCTTTGCCCACCTGCAAGAAGTTGGCTGCGCGGGCCAGGGACCGGGCGGTGCTGAACGGCTTGTCCGTGGATGGAACCTCGTTCACGAACGCGACGGTCGGATGCGACTTCGCCCAGGCAATGATGAGCGGATGCACACCATGCCTCTCCGCCCAGACGGCCCAGCTCAGCGCGTCGTTTTCGAGCGGAATTTCGCGAACACGATTGCGGACGTGAGACGGCTGACGAACAACACCAGCCCGATCCGACATGCGATTGGACGCAGCCCAAACCTGCCACCCGGGCGGTAGAGTCTCATTACCAAACCGTTTGGATAGCAGAACCGGGGCGAGAGCCTTCTGTGTAAGCATCTCGGCAGACGACAGCTCGTCAACCAAGTAAATCCCGCGGGGGTGCTGTGCCAGATATTCACGGCTGGGCAACTCCGGTGACCGAGTGAACGCTGAGCCTGCGGTGCCGTCCGGATTCTTGATCGGCAGCAGGAAGCCCTTGTAATCCGGCGCGTCGAGCGTCGGCGCGAGCGAGTCGTGGAAGCCGAACTTCTCGCCGTAGGCATCGGACAGAATCGAGACGATCTCGTTCTGAATCACCTGCGACTTGCCACAGCCCGGCGGTCCGATGAGATGGATGGTATCGCCGCTCTCATAGAGCGGGCGGGCCAGCTTCGTCAGATCCAGAATACGCATCGAGTGGACTCCTAACTTTGGTTGGTTTCAACAACGTGGGGATAAGCTCCCCATCGGCTCGGGGGACCAAGACGAGTTGCTTCATCTGGTCCCAGAACTCTCGTATCTCGCCTTCGGGGACGATGGCGGGGTTGTACCCTGTGCGGGCTTTGATCGCGTCGCGCATCGCGCCTTGCGATGGGTTGGCGCCGAATACCGCGTACACGGGGCTGGTCTCCAGCCGCTCGATCCGCCACGAGAAGGACTTCCAGGCAAGCGGGAACTGTGCGTACCCGTTGAGCGCAGTGACTGCGCGGTGGTATTCGATGTCGATCTCATCGCCTGGATAGCACCACGGAAGAACGGTCGTAACCTTGAAGTAGCTGTCACGAAACGTGGGGCGATTCGCCACGTGGAAGATATGAAGCCATCTGCGAAACTCCCCGTTCGGTAGCTTGAACTGCGATAGGTCCACAGTATGAACCTGAAATATAGGCGCAGTCAATATCTCGCGTGTGACGTCCTCATCAAAATCCTGCTCCAATACCGTGAAGCCGGTCCGGGTCTGCATCTCACTTCTCCGGGCCGTGCTCGCTCGCCGCTGCGATGAACAGCAGGTCTTTGAACTTGGCGTTGTCCTTCGCGAGCATCTTCATCAGGTTGGCTTGTAGCTCGCTGATCGCCTCGTGTTTGATCTGCTTGGCACCAGCGCCGATATTCTCATCGGTAACTTGCTGCCGAGTCTCTTTCAGGATCTTGGCAAGCGCCGTGTAATGCTGTTGTGTGAACATGGTGAAAAGACTCTCCTCATCAGAATAGGTGCTGGCATTCATCAAATCGTTGTTGAGCCAGCCTTTCGCTTGCTTGTACTGCTCCTCACCGAGAGTCTGCATCAGGTACAAGCGGCTCAGAATGTCCGTCATCCGTCCGTGGTGGTCTTTCATCCTGGCCTGTGCGCTCTGCACTTCTCTAGCTGCTATACCAACTCGGTGGTCGGCGGCCCGACGAGCATCCGCGATTGCCCCCTCGGCCGCCGCGACCTTCTGCCGCATGATGACCAACTCTTCGCGTCCACGCCGCAGGTTGGCCTGGGTATTACGGTCGCGTTTACTTCCCACGATATACCCTCCAAGCCGGATTGTTGCTCATGTATTGACGATAGATCCTGGCATATGGGTCAGGATGCTCCTTGAGATACTTGTCGTGTTGGCTCTGTAAGAAGCGGCGATACCGACGCCCCCACTTCGGCTTGAGGCCATAAGACGGCGGCGCTCCGGTTGCGACCCATAGCAGTTCGTGAGTCGCGCAGAACAATGCCTTGTCGATAGAAACCTCACGACAGTGCGGGACTCGGCATTCACGCCCCTCACGTGGCATCGGTGGTGCGCCGTTGCGTGCCATCGTCGTTCCTCTTGTTGCGACCCCACCGCACGATGAAGTAACGATTGCGGGCGACCCACTTCGAGAACGTTGGGCTGCGAAGGATCTCCATCGCCAAGCCGCTGCTCTCTACATAGGATGCGATCGTCTGAATCTGCTCGTCTGTTGGATCTTCATCGACAAGCAGCTTATGAAACTCATCAAGACTGGCCATGTTGCCTCCAGATGATTGAGGGGATGCCCGGTGTAACCCAGGCATCCGACTATCACCCGGCGGTGCGGGTCGCGAGCTGACGCTTCAGCTCATCGATGTCTTTGCGGGCATCGCGGGCTTCGCGCTCCAGCGTCTTGATCCGCGGGCACAGATGGCCGTGCAGCGAACTGAGACCATCCTTGACGATGCTGACCAGGGTGTCCACGAACTGCTTGGGCGTCGGCTCGTCGTCCTCATCCGAGGCCGGCGAGGAGGTCTCGGAGTTCGGCGGCGTCGTCGTTGACGCTCCGTTCACGATCTCCTCGACGATCTTGAACGGGTTGCGGTCCTTCAGCTCGCTGGACAGATCGACCTTGACTACTTCGACCCTGACTCCCTTCGCTTCCATCTTTTCCACGAACGCCCGCACTTCCGGCGGCAGCGTGCTCTTGTCGATCGACATGATTGGTAACCTCTGACTGTGTTGAGAATGCATTGACAACATCCGCCGCGTGCTTCAAGTGCGATTCCACGTTGGCGGAACGACGTGGGTCGCCATTACAAATCGGACAATAGGTGCTCATCGGAACAACTCCGACCAGATGCTGTACCAGCGATAGGCTTCCACCACTTCGAGCAGGAGCATCAGCGTGATGCCGATGAGACACGCGAGAAGAATGATCTCGCGTTCAGGTGGCGGTGGTTTCTGAGCATAGGCCATGTTAACCAACTCCTGCTGGCTCGGTCAAGAGCGCGGGGTCGTTGACAGGTATGACCCACGTCTCAATTTCGTCTGATTCTTGGTCGATAAAGCGGGTGGCTTCCTCGGTCGTATCGAACGGCCCGAAAGCCTGGAACCCGTCGATCGGGTTACCGGTAAGAATTACACTGGCCATGATGATCTCGCTGTAAAGGTTCTAGCTAGAGCGATGCTTGGCCGGGCTGAGCGGGCTGGCACGGTAGTTGCTTATGTCACCGTGCCCGTCATGTGACGGGTTTCACAATCCTAACTAGGAGTTACCTATCATGAACACGCTTGACAAGATCGCGAGTGCTCACTACGTCGCAAACGATGCCCAGATCGAAGCCCTGGCGCGAGAACAGTATATATCCACGGCCCAGGTCTCGGTGGCCAATGCGACATATCTCAGGGTACTCGTCGCAGGCTGCCAAGCTGAACTTGGAGGAAGACGGGGCCGCGCACCGGTGCGACCCGACGCCCAGTCAGCGGTTCTGGAGCGAGTACACGAGCGCTTCTACGCCGCAGTGCTGAGAGGGGTGACCACTGAAGATGTGGTTGCGGATGATAGTCTGGATCGAGCAGAGAAGGGACGAAGGATGCTCGAACGCAACCGTCGGTCGGGCTTCGCGCGATCCGCAGCGACCACCCTGAGAAACTATGTCCAAGCCGGGGGTGATCTCCGTGCCTTGGACGTGGAAACCACCACGAAGACGGCGTTGCAGCAGTTCGTGGCATCAAAGGCTGCTCCTGATGTGGATCGGATCGGCGCGCGGGTCGCGCGGGCTGAGCGGACGTTGCTGGCTGCGCTGAAGCGCATGGCCAAGGAAGACCCCGACCGCGCGGCCGAGGCCATGGAAGCCATTACGGAGCATCTTCAAGTGGCTCTCAGTGAGCTGGAACCGAGTCCGCAAGTGGTTGCCGGAACTCAGGCAGAGGCCGCACCCACTCCCAGGCATGCTCGGACCCGAGTAGGCGTACCGTTCATGCGATTGCCACAGGGTAGATCGCCGTGACCACGCACGACCCGGTATCCAATATCCAGCTCAGCAGGCTCGAATGCGTGTGGCTGTTGCGCCGTATGAGGCACGACCGCGACGAGTTATACGAGACCCTGCTAGCGCTGGAGGAACGGATCAAGAGCGGGCACAACGGAGAGCTTGTCAGCGCACACCATGCGATCGATGCTGATCTCATGATCTGCGACGCAGTGATACGAGAACTCTGGAAAACCTGCGGCACAGGAGAACATCCGAAATGAAGACCCGATACCGGTTGGAACCGATACCAGACAGCACGCATCAATGGAGGTTGCTAATCCTGCGTCCACGGAAAGGCGCTCGCGGCGGTAAACGCTACGTGTGCATTGCCATCGGCACAGGGATGAAGAACATGCAGGAGTTGGAACACGCGCTGCGTAGGTATCTCGCCTAGAGAAAAGGGGCTGGCTCACAACCAGCCCCGATTCTTTACTTCTTGGTCGCCTGGATAACCAGAATCACCAACATGAGCAGGATGCTGATAGCAGTCCCGTTCAACAGCTCCATCGGCGTCCGGCTGAACCACTGCTGGTTGGCAGTGTACATGTGCCAGTAGTCGAGGAACTGAAGGATCGGGCATAGCAACAGCATCCCGGCTCCGATAAGCCTCATCATGGAGTTGTCTCCTGCGGTTGTGGCAATCGATTGTAATCCAACACACGACCCAGCGCTGTGCGCCAAGTCTCGAAATCGGCATTGAGAGCAACGTGCGCCATGCACGCACCCATGTTGTTCGTGATCTGAAAGCCACCGCTGCCCTTGATGCGAGCACCGTTGATGAACTTCGGCGGCAGGTAGTCGGCTTTGTAGCCGACGAGCTGTAGCATCTCGAGCACGCCGTCCGGCAATGGCGGCCCGATGACCCAGCCGGCGCCTTCTAACCAGCCGACTGTGCGGCGTGGATTTACGGGCGCCACAGCTCGATGCCCGCCTCGAAGGTCGATCGAACGACATGCCACACCACCCCAGCGATGTAGCACACTGGGATAATAGGCAACGTCATGATGACAGCGAGGCGCTGCATATTACGCCGTTGTGACTTGGTCATTGTGGCCTCCAAAAAGACAGCCCGCTCGATGCGCGCCGCGGGCTGGGGTCTGTAGTGAACGAACTCTACCACAGCAAAAACAACAAGGCTAGATCGCTGTCTCGTTGCAGTTGGCCACAGAGCGTTGGATGCAGCAGAACAGGGTGCAGCAGTAAGGCCGCGTCAGCCGGTCGGTCGCGCTCCAGTCAGGTAATATACCCTCTGGGCGTTGCCCTAGCACCTTTTCGCCTTGGGATGGGCTCAGTGAACCCATTCCAAGACGCCAGCCCGTGCAGTGCTGTTTCGCTATTCTCACGGAGTAACCCGGGAAGTCAGCAGTCGCTGCGTGGGCTGGACGGTCTTAGGCTATGCCTCTTCGCATCACGGCGGCCGGCAGATGCGCCGAGACCGCGCTGCGGTCACTGGGCTTGTTGCGCACGACCCGCGTGATCTTGCGCACAGCCTTCAGCTTCCGCTTGGTCTCGTGGACGCGATTGGCGAACCGGATCAGATTGCGCCAGCGACGTTTCATCATGTAATCGATGTCGTACTGGTTGTTGGTTTCGCGTCGGATGCGATGCACGACTCGCGTATCGCTCTGGTCCCAGCGCATATACGACTGGCTCTCTCGATTGATGCTCTTGCCCAGCAGCACCGCTGCGCCGCCGGTCGGACAGAACCCGTTGCGGGCGCAGTGATCGGCGAACGCCTGCGTCAGCTCGAAGCTCTTGCCACCCAGCTCGTTCTGCAATTGGACAGCGTAGCTGGCGTAGCATCCCCTGCGTACCTTCATGCAGTACGCGTATGTGACTCGTCTTGCCATGTTACCTCGCTTTTGGAAGGTTGGATTCCAGGTACTCGATCAGATACTTGGCATACGCCGTGACGAAATCATACTTCACGCCGTTGATCTCGAACACGAACTGGATCTCAGAATTGAGCACGGCTTGGCGATACCGCTCTTTGAATTTCTCCAGCAGCGGTCTCGTCCAGCCGATGGTTGTGTCAGGCATGTGCAGATACTCCAGCAGCTTACCTCGGTGACCATGAAGCGCGTAGGCCATGGTCACCTGGGTAGACTACTTCATAATATCACCCGTGTTTGTATCAGCGCACCCTCCGGTGACAGCATGCTCGACCTCGCAGGAGAGGTTCGCGGACGTCACTAGGTTCGATCGGTCGGCTATTCAACCGGCGAAGCGGGCTGAGGGGGTGGTGGGAAGCAGGTTAGAACCCTTCTTCGTCGTCAGAGTCGCCCATCCCGAAGTGGATGAACTTGCCCGTGAGCAGGCACAGCGCGGCGTCGATTACGAACACCGCGATGGTAATCAGCGTGACCTCGATCATGAAAGCAGTCTCCGTCTTTCCATCCGCGGGAGCATGCTCCGGCACCAGCGGATCTCGGTGAGTATCACGGCCCTCCGGACCGCGCGAGCGCTCTGGCTATCCCAGCGCTCTGGGTACGCATCGATGTAGGCTAGCTCGTTCAGCAGGTCTTCGATCGTCCGGTGAAGGGTACCCAGGCCGGGCGTCGCAGACTCAGCATTCGAGCAGCTTGGGTCTTCCACGGGCCTTGCGTGCTGCATCGATCATCTCCGTGAGTTTAGACTGGCGCTCTCGGGCAGCATTACGCATGTCCTCAAGAGCGTTGATATATCTATCCCAGGTCTGCTCAAAGTCAAGCTCGGCTGCATCCCCTCCATCAGTCGGGTTATGGCTCTGAGCAGAGCCTTGTTTAAGAAGGCTCATACTCGTTACCTCGCTTTGTAACCAGGATCATAGAACACAGTCACAAAGCCCGCCCAGCCGGCGAGGCTAGGTAAGCCGTATGCTATCCGGGAACTTGATGACAACATCAGCGCAGTGCCTTCTGTCTCGTCGGTCCTCGGATCTACGCGGGCTGAGCGGGCTTTGTCACGATGATCTACGTTCTCGGAATCGTCTCTGGCGCTCGCGGTTCAGCTCTCGCGTGTGCTCGCTGAGCTTATACTTGCGCTGCTGTACGGGCGTTGCGGTTGCGTCTACGTAACGCCCATGGTTTATCAGCCAGCGGCGTAATCTACCAAATTTCCTTTGTAATCCAAGCACTTCCATTAGCTGCTGAAGCGTGCCTACTGGCGAGTCTGGATCATCCGGATCGAGCGTAAACCTATCCTCAAGGTCTATTTTTCCTGTAACGACTAGGCGCCGGATGAATAAGTAACGCTCATAGCACTTGGTCCAATGGTCTTTCATATGAACCTGTAACTGTGTACCGTGTAACTGTGCCTCGGAATACTCGCAGATCAGAGTGAGTAACGCAATGACGCGTAACGCGGGCTGAGGGGCCGAGCCCGCATGGTGCTATACAGTATACTACTGTATAACATTATATATAATTATTCTATTTTAATAGTTACATAGTTACAATAATAGCTAAGTGATTGAATCTCTTAGCCGTCACTCTGTAATTGTGCCCCTGGCAACACGCACAAGGACACAATGACAGAGCCCTGAAGCCATCCTTGGCTTCAAGACCTTGCGGGCTAGGCGGCCTGAGCGACCTCGGCCTTGGGCGCCTTGGGGTCGTAGCCATTGGCCCGCGCGAAGGCCACCAATGCCGCCGAGAACTTCCGAGCTTCCGGCGTGACCTTGGGAATGTCGGTCCCGTCGAAATTCTCGGAATTGGTGGACTTGGCGACCAGCGACTTGAGCAGGCCCTCCACGGTCGTGCTCTGAGGGTCGCGCTCGTCGGTCAGATCGGCGAACGTGATCTCCATCGCGCCGGCGACGTCGAAGTCTGATTCGAGCCGCTGCTTCGAGAGCTTGGCAGCCCAGACCTTCGTGCTCTTGTCCTGAGTCAGAATCAGCTTGCTGTTGCTGAACTTCTTGAACCAGAACGCGAGCGCCTTGACGCGCTGGCCATTCGGCAACGCATTCATCAGCGCCACCACGCCAGTCGTGTCTCCGTGCGCGCGAACGTGATCCAGGCCGGAGCACGCACAGACGTGTATGCTGTCCTGGACAGTCGCGGCCACGGTCTTCAGCTCAGCAACGGCCTTCATCAGGTCGCTCTGAGTCAGGAGCTTGATAGTAGCCATATGACTTAATCCTCGGTAGGTGTTAGGTGCTAAATGCACCGCAAAGCCCGCGTGGTAACACGGGCGATGCGCTGAACTCAGCGTGATCTGTTAAGTACTTTGCTGCTATTGCTGCGAGCCGAACGCTCCCAGCGCTGATACGTAGACTTGCCGCGTTGCGCTTCGTGAATCCGTTGCGCGAGACCGTGATTCCTGTCATCGACAGCGTATTGCCTGCCGTTGATTAAGATAACCTTGCGGCCATGTAACTCTGTCAGCATGTTGATTACCTCAGTGGACGGGCTAAGCGAGCCGCGCGTCGCAGCCCGCTTAGTCCGCCCACCGAGAATTTATGCCCTCTCGCGCGCGATGATTCGCGCCTCGGCCGTAGCGCGATAGACTGTCATTGCGACAGCGACGCTACGCGGGCTTGGTTCGGGAGAGAATCACTCCCAACGCCCTGTCGCGGCCCGTCATACACAGGGCATTACCCCTGGAGCGGTTTCGGTACTCCCGTTGCCTGAGATAGACGTGCTCTGGCGCTAGGGCCAAACCCTGTGAACAAGGCTTGGACGTCACGGCTCAGCGGCTACCCTGTAAGCGGCAAACCCGGTCAGTGCGTCGCAGGTTTCATGTGTCCGGTGATTCGGCGGGCTAGGCGACTAGGTCGCTTTGCCGTCCCTGCACCCCTTGGGATTCTGTGTTATGTTCAATCCCAGATTATGTCGCCTACCGGCATGTAGTCTGGACCAGGGGGTGGGGGGTGGCCATCGCGCGTCACCGCAGCCCGCCATACTTTCTCACCAAAAACCAACATACATACGTTATGACTACATCATGGCTCGACTGCATTCCTGACGACATCGCTGCTGCTTACAAGTTAGTTGGAATACACGTGTTAGGATTCAGCATTTCTGAGCAGAAGCTCGTATTGGCATGGGGCCAAGGCTGTCGCGCAGACCCCGAGTTCACCGAGATGAAAGACGGCTACGATGGCAAAGCCCGCATATGGCGCATCCCGGTGCCCTCTCCGCGCGAGGAGTTCGAGAAGCCGCTCGACGAAGTCGCCGAGATCCACAGGCGTATTGCGGCCTCGCAGGCTCGGTGATATAAACACCGTCGAGACGGGTAGCTCAGTGGGAGAGCGTTGGCCATGCAGGCCGAAGGTCGCCGGTTCGAGTCCAGGCTCCGTCCGCCATCCTAACCAACACGAGTCTCACCAATGAGCAACTTCAGTAAGCTGGAAAACAAGCTCGAAAAGAAGGGCATGAGCAAGAAGGAAGCTGGCGGTATCGCCTACAACGCCGGCAAGGCGAAGTACGGCAAAGCCGGCATGGCCCGCAAGGCGGCGGCCGGTCGCGCGCGAAAGCGCGGCTGAGTCGCCGAATCTCGTATCCCGCGTGGGTCACTCCCGTGGGATACGAGAATTTCTTGACGGCCAAGCATACGCATGTTTTACTCTCGCCATGACGTATGCATTCCAGCAGACGCAGCTAGAAAAAACTGCGCACGATTCACGGGTCTCGCCGCCCCCACCGCCGATGACCGCCCAGTCTGTACAGCAGCTCTGCGCCTCACCCGATGTTCCTGCACACATCAAGGCCCAAGCTGTACACGACTTCATGGCGAAGTCCCTGACGGACAAGGGCCTCGATCCCGGCACGTTCATGATCCCCAAAGAACGGCTCGACGAGCTGACCCAGCGGATGCAGGCTGAGCGGGCGATGCGGGCGAGGCAGCTCGAAGATAATCTCCGGATGAAGATCGCGGAGTTCCACGAGCATGTAGGGCGTCCTCTGATGGCGCCCCCTCCGTCAGAGTCGGGCGCTGCCAATATGTCGTTCCCCCAGCAGTGGGGAGTAGGTGTTATTGGAGGGATCAACCGCACGATGGGCTTGGAGACGCCGCCTACCGCGGAGGAACTTCAGAAGACCGCACTCTCAAAGATGAACCCGATCGCTCGCGACAAGTACGAGCCGATCTTCAAACTCCTGGAGATCCAGATCCGGTTCGTCGCCGGTCACTGGACCCTGTTCAAAGACACGCGTACCCAGAGCTGGCAGGCGCCCCTCGGAGATCCGGGGTGCTCGCTGATGACGTGGGACGCGATGGTGTCAGAATTACTCGATGAGGTCGCTCGTGGCACAGTTTCAGGTGCAACCGGTCCTACGATCACCGGGCAGCAAGTTTGCGGCAGCGCCGGGCATACCTGAGTTTGTCAGGACCGTCGCTCGCTTGATGAACATGGACTTCGTGTGGGTCCGGACGCGGGGTATGTACATTGCCACCGTCCACGACACGCGCGGAGCCCAGTCGCTCGACCACCACTTCGAGGCTGACCCGAAGATCCTGTCAGCCGATGATATATGGCTGGAGTGGCTGAAGCAGATTGCGGACTTCCTGAAAGAGCACGGCCAAGATGTCTCGAAGATCCAAACAAAAATCGCGGACTACAACGCCGTCTACTACACCGGCGAGAGAATCAGAGATGACAACGACATTGACACCGAGCAAGCTGGCGCAGTTGGCAACACTGACGACCGAAGCAGACACGGCGGTACCGGATCAGACTCCAGCGCCGATCGCGGCGAACTTTCCCAATCCGACGGCACCCCGCCCCCAATTGCCCCCAGTTGGCCAGGGGCCGCGGACAGCGACGACGCCGGCACCGCAGCGGCCGATGCTGACGCAGGCTGACCTGCTTGCTGCGAAAGAACGGCGAGCGGGCAACCCGGTCATCCGGATGACTGCGGACGATCCGGAGCTGCCGGACGACATTACGGCCATGCTCGTGATGACTGGCCTCCACGCGCGCTGGTGTCAGAACTTCTGGCGGGTGTTCCTGCCGGACTCGGCGAACATCACCAACAGCGTTGGCGGTGGCAAGCTGCGCCGCTGGCAGACCGGCGTCCGCGCAGAGGCGTCGCCCGCGGAGTGGCTGGCGGAGATCAATCGCTTCTGGAAAGACGTTCACCCTGGCGAGCCGCTGCCCTTCGGCGAAGGCTGATATGGTTCGGGCATACGAAGGCAACAGGGTTCGGGTCAACTTCTACTTCGACGAAGACGTCTTCATCGGATTGAAGCGGGTCGCGGCTCTGAAGGGCATGACGTACTCGGAGGCGCTGCGTCAGGCGGCCCGCGAGTACGTCGCCCGCCACACGTCACAGGCCCAGGCGGATCACACCAAACTCAAGGACCTCATCAAATGAAGCTCGAAGTCTACAATGACGAGATTGCCAACCCTCCGCTCAAGCGGCATATCGGCGTTTGGTCCGATCGTCCGCGGTTCCTTGGCATGTTCGAGAGCACGCCTATCCCTCCCGGACAGGAGCACAAAGCCCCAAGGGCCGGCGTCCTGGATCACTTTGTCACTTGCCCGGGATGCGGTAACCATCCAGTGCTACGGGCGATCTGCTTATACGTGAAGGCCGCCGGCCGCGTGTACAGCGTCTCCTGGCCGTCCTGGCTCCCAGTCCCGTGAAGATGAGGCAGATGGGTATGCGACTCATGACCGGCCGGAATCACCCGAACTTCGACCTCGACGGCGGAATGCCGCAGGGAGTCAAGACCGTGATCCGTGCGGCCAAAGACCCCATCTCCGACGTGCCACAGGACTGGTCGATCCTTCAGCTCTTGCAGCGGACTCTCTGCCGTGCGAAGCTGGATCGCGATTCCCAGCAGTGGGAGATCACCAGCGTCATCGGAACCGTCGCGTATCTGAGCTACGGGGCGGTGTACCAGGACTGGCAGGACGTGTGTGACCGATTGTTCGACGAGGCGATGAAATCCGATGGCTAATGTACTGCGGCTCGTCACCCGCGAGGAAAAAGACAACCAGTCTGTGTCCAAGTGCGTGGATGCCATCACGACGCTACACCAAGAGGGCAACCTCAAGCAGATCGCGTCGGTGTACTGGACGAAGGACGGAAGGGTGAAACTTTGGGTCTCCGACAACATGACGCTGGCGGATCTTGCTTATGCCGTGAAGTCGCTCGACATTGAACTCAACACGATGATGGGTCCGGGCGACCCGGTAGAGCCGAAAAATGGAGCTTGATCCCGAGCTGTTTCCTCCAATGCAGGTCGTCCCGGCCGGCGGGATGAACGCAATAGTTCCCGCGGGAACTGAGCCGCCGAGTTCCATCACGGACTATGACTCGCGGCTCATCGCCGACCTCGTGGCCAATATCCGGCACCAGACAGACGTGCTGAAGCAGTACGGCCTCACCCCGGAGCAGCTTGCCGCGAAGCTCCTGAATCCGGCGTTCGCAGCGCACTACCGCGACACACAGCGGCTCTGGAACTCCGACATGAATGCCCAGGAGCGCATCCGCACGAAGGCGGCGTTCCTCCTGGAAGACTCGCTGCCCGAGCTGTCACGGATCGCGAAGAACCCGCAGGTGCCCGTCGCCGCGAAGCTGGGCGCGATCGAACAACTCACGAAGATAAGCACCGTGGCGCACGTGGCAAAGGGCGCCGGCGAGCCCAGTGAACAGCACAAGATCATCATCAACATCGGGACGGACAAACCGCCCACGATCATCGCTCAGGAAGTATCCAAATGACAACGACATCCGAAGATTTGCAGGGCGCCGTCAAAGCAGGCGAGTATCTGGACGAGCAGCCCGTACCGCCGATGCCCATTCTGGAGAGAGGCAAGTTCTACGATTCCATAGCACCAAATGGCGAGAAGGTTATCGTCATGTTGGAAGGCACATGGATCGACTTCGGTACCAACGTGCAGACGTTGCGACAGGCATTGTCGAACGCCGCGAAGAAGCTCAAAGAGGCCGAGATCGGCGAGAAGATCCTGCTCGCCCGGCTAGCTGATGTGCAGAACCGTCTGGACAACCTCCGGGCGATCCGCCGTGACGAGAAACGCCCCGAAGTCGAGGCGGCACTCGGAATGTCCCCCAACCAAGCAACACAAGGCTGATTACTATGTCCATCAAGGCAACACTCAACACCGTGATTTCCAAGGTCGCGGCCAATCTCGTGAACGTCGAGAACGCGCTCAAGCAGGCCGAGGCGACCGTCGTCCAGGCGGACGAGGAAGTCGTCAACGCTGCCAAGGTGCTGCTCGCCAAGTTCGAGCACCCGCAGGCGGCCATGCAGATCCTCCAGAATGTCGCTCAGCTCAGTGCGCTGGCTGACACGAAGAAGGAGATGCACGCGATGATCGCCGCCCTCGAAGTTCACCTGACCAACGAGGATGCGGTCAACGAGTCGCAGAAGGTTCTGGACCAGAACGCGACGGTGACCAGCTCCCCTCTTTCTGAGTCCGGTGCGGAGGGTGGAGCTGATGCAGTGGCTGACGCCGGACAGACTTCGGAGGCTGCCACCCCCTCTGCGTAAGCAGTGGATCAACCAGCGCCGTACAAGAAAGATAACAAAGGCGTGTGAAGTGCTCATCAAGAAGCATTTTGGTTTGATCTAACCTGGGCGGGGGGAGGCTGTCAACTCCCCCCGATCTTTATGAGAAAGAAACTGACGCGGCAACTAGTGATGGTGGAATGGGGCGACGCCTGGGTACACGGTGCCTGGGATGACGAAGCCGCGTCCAAAAGCAAGGCGAAGCCGGTGACGGTGTTTACTGTCGGCTGGCTGTTGAAGAAGGATAACCGGGGCGTGCTCGTCGCGGCGCAGATCGCTGACGGCACCCAACTCGCGAACCAGAGCTTCATCCCGAAGGGTATGATCCGCAGCATCCGCGTGCTGAAGCAGGGCACGCTGAGGCAGAGATGAGTGAACTCAACTACACAGCCCCGCCTACCCTTGCCAAATTCATGCAGTCCGACCAGCGTGTGCGAGTCGTGCGCGGTCCTGTGGGGTCAGGCAAGTCATCGGGCATGGTCATGGAGCTGCTACGGCGTGCGTTCGAGCAGTCTCCAGATCCGAAGACTGGCAAACGGCGGACTCGATTCGTCATCGTGCGCAATACACTGCCGCAGCTCAAAACGACCTCCATGAAGACGATCCAGGAGCTGTTGCGCGGCATCGCCCGCTTCGAGGCGCAAAGCAACACCTTCTGGATCGAGATCAACGACGTGGAGTCCGAATGGATCATGCTCCCCCTGGACACGCCGGAAAACGTGGACCGATTGCTCTCCCTCGACTTAACGGCCGGGTGGCTGTCGGAGCTACGGGAATTGCCACCCCGGATTCTGCTCGACGTGTTGTCACGATGCGGCCGGTTCCCGAGCATGATGAATGGTGGACCTACGTGGTATGGGGTCATCGCCGAGACCAATTCCTTCTCGGAAGATTCGCCGTGGAACGAGATCCTGGAGAACAAGAACTTAGAAGGCAAGCCTTTGCCGCCCACTTGGGGCTACTGGGTCCAGCCGGGCGCCCGCGACCCGGGAGCGGAGAACAGGGAGAATCTGGTCCCGGGATATTACGAAGACTTGATCGAATCGAACACGGCGGACTGGGTCGAACAGTATATCGACAACAAGATCAGCCCAAGTCTTTCTGGCGAGGCGGTCTTCCGTAACTCATTCAACAGGAAGTGGCATGTCGCCCAATCTGACCTCCTCCCTATCCCCGGCACGCTCGTTGTTGTTGGGATGGACTTCGGTCGCAATCCATCCGCGGTTGTCACGCAAATTGATCCGCGTGGAAGGCTCGTCGTCCTTGATGAAGCCCATGGGGAATCTATGGGTGTCGAGCAGTTCGTCACGACTGTGCTCCGTCCTATCCTTGCGCAACCCAAATATGCCCGACTTCCAATCGGGGTGGTGGGAGACCCATCCGGCGTCGCCCGTTCTCAGGTCGGTGAAGAGAGCGTTTTCCATGCGCTCAAGCGCCTGGGCTTTGCTTGCCAGCCTGCTCAGACGAATGCGATCGACCCGCGGCTGAGGGCGGTCGAGAAGTGGATGCTCCAGGCCCGCGACGCCGGCCCAGCGTTCCTTATCAGTCCTCATTGCACGACCTTGATAACAGCGCTGTCGTCCCGCTATCGGTACGCGCGCAAGAAAGACGGCGAACTACAACCAACACCTGACAAGAGTCATCCTTGGAGCGATATAGCTGACGCACTCCAGTACGCCGTCCTGGGCCACAGCGGCACCGTGCTTAGCCGGCTGAACCGGGTCCGGCGTAGCTCAACCCCTGAGCGGCCCCCAAGCCCCAAGGGATGGACATGAGCCGATACCGGACTTCCACACGATCTGACAGGCTACGGATGACAGAGGAGCAGCGCGAGCTTGAACGAAGTCGCGCCAGAGCGAAGTACGCGAAAAACCGTGAAGCAATACTCGCTTCCAGAAAAGAATATTATCTTCGCACATTAGAGACACGCAGAGCTGAGAGGCTTCGCTTTCATTGGAAGAATCGTGGCGTAGACGTATCCACGATACGGTGGCCGAAGCCTCTGGTCTGTGATACACCTGGATGCGGAGGCACAAAGAAGATATCCTTGGATCACGACCACGCTACCGGCCGATTCCGCGGGTGGCTTTGTGACGTGTGCAACCGGTCTATAGGGCTGCTCAAGGAGCGTCCTGATATACTCCGGGCATTGGCGGCCTATATAGAACAAAAACGAGGGCCAGATGGGTGCGATCCCAGCGGGTAGTGCAGGTTACGGCGGCGCAGCAGCTCTGGGCGCGATGCCCCCCGTCAATGCGGAACTTTCCAACTCTGCTCGGCAAGCCAGTCCCGTGCCTGGGGTCTATGACGGAGCGGCTGCCCCTTCGTCCAGGAAAGTGGTCAACCGTGCTGCTGAGCCGATGCGGCACCAGGGACGTGGACTTATCCGGGTCGTCTCGCATTCTGAGATGCTCGAAACCGAGCGGGCGAGTGACGATCTATCGAAGGTCTCTGCTGAAGTCGCCACTGACTTGGCCAACTACATCCGCCAGCGCTTCGAGAAAGCCGTTCGCCACCGCCGAGTTATTCTCGTAGATGACGAGCTGATCCGCGACATGCGTGCCTACAACGGGCAGTACGACCCGGGCACGCTCCAGGCCATCGAGCAGCAGGGCGGCTCCGCGGTGTACTCGCGTCTCATGGCCATGAAGTGCCGCGGTGCCACCGCGCTCCTGCGCAATGTGTACATGAACTCCGACCGGCCGTGGTCGTTGGAGCCCACGGCGGACCCGAAGGTCCCGGATGCGATCGAGAATCACATTACCACCCTGGTTCACCAGGAAGTGGTAGCGGCCAACCAACAGGGCCAGATGCTGACGCAGGATCTCATCCACGATCGGCTGAAGCAGTTGTTCGAGGCGACGCAGCTCGCTGAGCGCCGCAAGGCGGACGACGACGCGAAGCAGGCGGAGCGCCGCATCGATGAGATTCTGGAGGAAGGTTGCTTCTACAAGGCGCTCTCGGAGTTCCTTGCCGACCTTCCCGTCTACAAATACGCGGTCATGAAAGGTCCGGTGACACGAAAGTACACCGAGCTGAAGTGGGATGCCAAGAAAAAACTGCATGCGCACGAGAGCGCGAAGTTCTTTTGGGAGCGTGTTAGCCCTTGGGATGTTTGGTTTTCTCCTGGCGCGACCAGCATATCCAACACCGAGGTCTTCGAGCGGCAGCGTCTGTCTGTCAATGATCTCTATCAGCTCATCGGACTGCCCGGTTATCGCGAAGATGACATCCGAGCTATCATCCAAGCCTACGAAGGTCGCGGATTCAAGGAGTGGATTCAGATTTTCGACTATGAACGGGCGCAGATGGAGGGGCGAAACAACGTTCTGGACGACACGTTTATCAACGCGATTGAGTTTCACGGGTTCGTTCTCGGGCGATACCTCCTGGAATATAACGTTCCAGGTGTCGATGACCCTCTGAAGCCCTACTTCATCACAGCTTGGATGGTGGACAAGCGCATTTTCAAGGTGATGTTGAACCCATCACCGCGTATGCGTGTGCCGTACTACATCACGAGCTTCGACAAGCAGCCCGGGAGCCTCTACGGCAACGGCATTCCGGCCATGGCGAACGATCTCACCGACGTCATCAACGCAACTTTGCGTGCGTTGGTCAACAACATCGCCATTTCGAGCGGTCCGCAGGTCGTTTACGACGAGGAATTGATCGCTCCGAACCAGTCGGATGCGCTGTACCCGTGGAAACGGTGGAAGTACACGGGCGATCCGCTCAATCCGAACCGCCAACCGATCAGTTTCGAGCAGCCGCAGTGCAATGCTCAGGAACTGATGAGCGTCATCAACCAGTTCAGCACGATGCTGGATGACGTTTCGACCATTCCGAGGTACCTGACAGGCTCCGGACAGCAAGGTGGAGCGGGTCGTACGGCCTCGGGCCTCTCGATGCTCATCAACAACGCCAACAAGACGCTGATGAACGTCGCGGACAACATCGACAACGATGTTTTGAAGCCGTTGCTGCACCAACTCTACGACTTCATCATGCTGACGGACAGCACCGGCATGCTCCGCGGCGACGAAAACATCCTGGTGAACGGCGTTCGGCAGGCTGCGGCACAGGAACAGGATCTCACGAAGCAACTCCAGTTCCTCCAGCTCATCAACAACCCGCAATATCAGGCCCTCATCGGCCCGGACGAGGTTGCGAGGCTGCTCCAGGCCGTTGCGGACAATATCGGCATGGAAATCAAGGTCAAACAGCCCGGCGACATCCCCGGCGGACCGCCTCCGGGGCTTCCCCCCGGTGTTGCGCCGCCTCCTGGGTGGCCGAATGCCCAGCCGCCCCCGCTTCCTGGACCGACTCCGTCCGGCGCGCTGCTGCCGACAGGTCCTGGAGCGAGCTACAACGCCACCGGGGCCAACCAGCCGGCGCCGTCGGGGGCCGCGCAGCCGGGCGCCGGAGGCGTGCAGGGGCTCCAAGCTGCACCACAGGTTGCACCGATGAACTCCGTGCAGTAGTATCCGATTCGACCATAACAAGATCCCCATGAGGGACATGGCAATGAGCAAGACCAGCGGTACCAGTTCGATTCATGCCCAGGGCACGGGTCCGACGATCACCAAGAATGATCCGGCCAAGTTTCGCAGCGGTGGCGGACGCAAGTCTGGCACCAACGGTGTGATCGACCAGGGCACCGGCCCGGTCTTCACCGAGAACAGCACGCACATCCCGACCATGAACGCTGACAAGGCGCCCCGTGAGTCGAAGGTGATCCGTTCTGGCAAGGGCGACTTCCTCCCGACGCGCGCCAATGCGAAGGATGCCTCGACGGAGGGCACCGGCGGCGGCCTCACCAGCTCTCCCCTGAAGGCTTCCTACTCCAAGCGTGGTCGCAAATGAGCAACCCCGGCACCAAGACGCCCCCGAGCCGCTTCCCGAAGTCCGGTGAGTACGGCACCGCGCTGCCCCAGGCCGCCGGGTCGAAGCAGCTCAAGTGTGATCACCTGGATCTCCTGCGCGGACAGGTCGCGGAACTCAAGAGCGACAACGGCCCGACCGCCCCGGCGACTCGGGTCTACTCGCGCGACTACAGCAAGACCGACCCCGATGGCGACCAGGGCGACGACACCCTGAGCCCGTTCCTCGGGCGCCCGATCTTCAGGCTGTGAGCATGGACAAAGGAACCAGCGACCTGTGAGCTACGATCGACAGCGCTTGGCGGACAGTCTCCGCCAGCTCAAAGATAATCCCCATTTTGGTCATTATGTGACCACGCTTGAGGAGCACTACTCGGATCGCGTCCGAACTCTCCTCATCAGCCCGACGCCAGACGAAGCCCTTCGCGGCGAATGCCGGGCTCTCCACATGCTTCTCCACAACATCAACAATAACAACGGGAATATCACATGAACGCTCCAGCACCCGGCCATACCAATCTTCCGGCGGCCGTTCGCGCCCAGGTAGCAGAAGCCCACCGCCTCGTCGCCGAACTGAATGCCCCTCCCCCGCAGCCCGGCGCTGCCCCTGTTTCACCGGCGGCTCAGCCGCCCGCGCAGCCCGCGGCCAGTGTTCCGCCGGCGCAACCGAGCCCGCATCCCGGCGCCGCTCCCCCGCCGTCGCCCGGTGCCGTTGCCGATGCGACGCAAGACGCGGACCTCCGTGAGCAGCTACGCCGCTCCGAAGCGCGCTTCTCGACGCTCCAGGGCAAGTACAACGCCGAGACGGAGATGCTGCGTCAGCAGCTCAACCAGAACACGCAGCTCATGACCGAGATGCTGGCGCGAGACCGCGCCGCGCCGCCCCCGGCGCCCCCGGCGCCCGTGACGCCGGAGGATCGTGTGCGCTCTCTCGGAGCCACAGACAAGGAGATCGAGGAGTACGGCGACCTGCTTCCGCTTGTCGCGCGACTCGCCGAGAACATGGTGAAGCCCACCATCGAGAAGCTGAACACGGAACTGGCTAGGCTCAATCAGACCACGGTCCGTGTGGCGCAGGACGCGCGCCGCGGCTCCGTGGCCTCCCTGGAAGCGCAGCTCGACGCCGCGGTGCCGACGTGGCGTCAGATCAACGAGAGTCAAGAATTTCTTGACTGGCTGGGAATCACGGATATATTCAGTGGCGTGACCCGTCGGGTGGCACTGACGGACGCCTACAATAAGCTCGACGCCGCACGTGTCGTAGCGATATTTCAGGCATATGTACGGGAATACCCTGCACAGGCACGAGCCCCGGGCGCTGCACCAGTTGACCCGGCGACACTCGTGGCCCCGGAAGTCCGGGGTGGACCTCCAGCGGCTCCCGAAGGTAGCGGCGGAAAAAGGATGCTGTCTGAGTCAGAGATAGCGGACTTCTACGCCAGAGTGCGGAAAAAGCAGGTGTCGCCTGAACAGTATCAGGCGTTCATGCAAGAGATCGCTCGCGCAAGCGCGGAAGGGCGGATCGTACCGACCCGTAGAATGCGACACGCGAACGAGGCGTTTTAGAACAAGAACAACGAAGCAAACCTTCGGGCGGTAAACTGACATGGCTGGTTATCCAATTGCAGGTACCCCGTACCTGGGCTCCAATCCCTCGCCGGCTTACAGCGGCGTTTTCATCCCCGTTATCTGGTCGGGCAAGTTCGTGGAGAAGTTCTACGACGCGACCGTCCTCGGCGCGATTGCCTCCACGGACTACGAGGGCGAGATCCGGAACTACGGCGACACCGTCAACATCCGGACCCATCCGACGATCACCATCAACGCGTACACGGCGAACCAAGCGCTGACCGTTCAGCGTCCCAGCTCGCCGCTGGTGCAGCTCCAGATCAACCAGGGTGCGTACTTCAACACCGTCCTGGACGATGTCATGGAGATCCAGGCGGACGTGGATCTGCTCAGCAACTGGGCGGACAACGCGTCCGAGCAGATGAAGGTGTACGTGGACACCAATGTGCTCCAGCTCGTGTCCCTCGGCAACAACTCGGACCCGCACAACCTCGGGACCGCGGCCGGTCGGCTCAGCCAGAGCATCAACCTGGGCTACAGTCAGAACACCCTGACCGCGGCTGCGACGCAGGGCGTGCCTCTGTACATCGGTGCGGCGTCAGGTGCGTCGGGCAACACCGGCGTCAGCGCTGCGACTTCGCGCAAGGTGATCGACTTCATCATCGACTGCGGGCTGGTGCTCGACGAGCAGCGCGTTCCGGAGACGGGCCGCTGGATCGTGGTTCCCCCGTGGGTCGCTGCGATGGTGAAGCGCTCGCAGTTCCAGCAGGCGTACCTGACCGGTGACGCTGTGTCCATCGCGCGGAATGGCCGCCTGGGCATGATCGACCGGTTCACGGTCTACGTCAGTAACCTCCTGCCGGTCGGCAACGGTGCGAACGTGTCAGCAACGGGTACGACTTACCCCGAGCTGGCGTCCGAGACCAACGGCGGTGGTCTGAAGACCGGCGAGTGGGCCGTGTACTTCGGTCACAGCCTGGGCCTCACGTTCGCGTCGCAGATGACCAAGGTCGAGACGCTGCGCTCCGAGAGCACCTTCGGTACCCTCATGCGCGGTCTCCAGGTCTGGGGCTTCCAGGTCATCAATCCGACGCTGGTTGGCGAGGCCATCGTTGTGAACGGTGGAACCTGATCCGACTGACGTCCCCTTGCGGGTGTGACGATCAAGGGGGCCGCTCCATAAGCTGGACGGCCCCCTTTCTTCTTTACGGGAGACCTTGGAATGAGCGACATCAGTGTAAAGTCTATCGACGATGCCATCTTCGAGGCGCGCTCGATCGTCAACGACCTTCAGGTCCCGTATCGCAACCCGGATACGACCCTTATCACATTCCTGAATACGGCTCTCCGCGCGCTTTATGCTGTGCGGCCGGATGCCTTCATCGGCGACTTCAGCTCCGGCGTGATGTCCAACAACGCCGTCGAGACCTACTACGTGACCGACCTTGGCCTCACCCCGCCGACTCCTTTCCCAGTGGATGATCGGCTGTTCTTCTACCCCGTGGTGGCCTTCATCGCCGGCAGCGTGGAGATCCAGGATGATGAGTTCACCGACGCCGCGCGATCCGCTCAGCTCATGGCGAGCTTCAAACAACAGCTCCAGGGGGCATAATCATGGCAATAGTCACCCTCGACGGCGGCCAATCCTCCCAGGCACTGGGCGGTCAGGTTCTCCAGTACATCATCAACCTCGTGTTGCAGCAGATCCCGGGTGCGCCGGACCAGCTCGTCTCGACGCAGCTCACACAGGTCGCCCGAGAGTTCTACACGAAGTCCACGGCATGGCGTGAGGATGTTGGTCCGTACAACATCAAGCAGCTCCAGGACACTGTTCAGCTCAACCCGGTGGACCAGAACAAGCGTGTTCAGTTCGTGCTCGACGCGTGGTTGTTCCCCTACGAAGGAGCGAATCTGCCACAGCGGTTGATTGTGCTGACTCGCGCGCCATACGGCGGCACGCCGCAGCCGCCGAGCCGCTACTACATGAAGCTCATGGATCAGTTGCAGCTTTACCCGGTGCCGGACCAGAGCTACGGCAAGATCCTGTACGTCCGCGCCTCTCTGGTGCCTACGCCGACGGCGACCACGCTGCCCGATGTGGCGTACACCCACCACCTGGATGCGCTCCAGTATGGCGTTCTGGCGCGGCTCTATCGCATGCCGAAGAAGCCCTGGACCGACAAGGAACTCGGTCAGGACTATGAGCGCAAGTTCCGTCAGGAGATCATGATCTGGCGTGACGTGGCGCAGCGCGGCAACGGCCCGGCTGACACCCCGGTGTTCTATCCGCGCTTCGCTGGCGTCCGCGGCGCGTCGCAGCTACTTCCGAGGGCCGGCGGATAATGAGCGGGTACACCGACTTCCTATACAACAACGCACGGCATCTGTTCGCCACGGCGCAGCTCAATTGGCCAACGGCTGCGGTCAATGCGATGCTAGTATCGGCATCATATTCGCCATCGTTGAATGATGTGTATGTTTCGGATATTCCATCAAGCGCGATCATCGTGCGTGATCTCCTGTGTACTAGTGTAGGTGAAAAGAACGGCGCGTGTTATTGCACGATCCCTCAGATCCAAGCTGTGGTGTCTCCATATACGGTGGTCGCGGTTGTGTTGTATATCAAGGGGGCGAGTGATTCGGTTAGCCCGTTGGTTTATTACAGCTCGACAGGACCAGGATTTCCGTTTCTGCTACAAGGATTCTCGTACTACGTTGGGTACGATGTTGCCAGCGGCGGATTTTTTCAAGTATGACTTCTCTTGTTATAACAGGACTTATAGGATCTCCGGGAAGTGGCGATGTTTTGTTGTCATGGTCTACGACATCAACACTGCAAACCACGTATACAGCAAACGGGTCTTTCCCTGCACCGGATTCAGGTGTTACACAGATTGAAGTTCAGGCTCTTGGAGCCGGCGGCGGCGGTGGCGCGGGACCTGCCGCTAGCGGG